GCCTTGGCCTCCGGCTTCGCCTTGGCCTCCGGCTTCGCCTTGGCCTCCGGCTTGGCCTCCGGCTTGGCCTTGGCCTTCGGCTTGGCCTTGGCCTTCGGCTTGGCCTCCGGCTTGGCCTTCGGCGCTGCCTTCGGCTTGGCCTTCGGCGCTGCCTTCGGCTTGGCCTTGGCCTTCGGGTCCTCATCCTCATCCTCATCCTCATCCTCATCCTCATCCTCATCCTCGTCCTCGTCCTCATCCTCGTCCTCGTCCTCATCCTCATCCTCGTCCTCATCCTCGTCCTCGTCCTCGTCCTCGTCCTCGTCCTCGTCCTCGTCCTCGTCCTCATCCTCGTCCTCGTCCGGCTCCTCATCCTCGTCCTCGTCCTCGTCCTCGTCCTCATCCTCGTCCTCGTCCTCGTCCGGCTCCTCGTCCTCATCCTCGTCCGGCTCCTCGTCCTCGTCCGGCTTGTCCTGGGTGTTGTCATCCTCCTCGAGTTCGAGGAACTTTGCTGCGATGGCATCGTAAGGCAAGACATTGAATATCTTGTCCAGGCACACTACACGGCCGAGAATATCCTCCTCGTCCATTGCCTCGCGCGGACGGAAGTCGATCCTTGTGGCTTCCAGGTATGCGCGGCCTTTGTAGGCAGCCTTGCTAAAGCGAACCTTGAGCGTCCGGCCGTCGCTGGTGACATCATAGAACGCCAGGTTGTCCTCGTCGCCTTCGTCGAGTTCCTTCTCGAGCGGGGCTGCAAACTTCCCCTTGGACATGATGAAAACGGCAATGCCATCCTCATCCTCGGGGTCGATGATATTGTAGGCAACGAAACGCTGGGGCGTGAGTGCTTTGACTTGCTCCTCGTTCTCGTCCCAGTTCTTCGCCAGTCTTGTCCGCTCCTTGCAGATCGGACATGCGGTGGATCCTGATACGGAGGCCGGGCATACGAGGCTTACCTGTGTCGCGCCGACCGAATGGTGGACAGCAAAAGGATACTTATACCAGAGCACCCCAGCCTCCACTTCGTCGGGATGCTGTTTTGTGCCGACCTCGTAAGGTAGCACGTCAAGCAGGACGGAGCCGGACTTCTCCGGCGCCCATTCACGCACGCCCTTCGGCAAGTTCAGCCACAGGGATCCTCCCGCGCCGCGGTGTGCGTTTGCCCGCACCGTGTCGCGACTTGCTCGCTTACGGCTGCTCTTCTTCGTCCTTCGTTTCGCCATGTCCTCTTTCCTTCCACTGTTCAATAGATCGTAAAACTGCGAATGTCAGAAACCGTACCATTACGTAGAGTCCGAGCAGACCTGCCAGCCCAACTATTCCCCAGCTTAGGGCCAGCAGGACAATTCGCATTACCCGCCTCCTTTCCGTTTTGCTTGACGTGTTCGCTTCTTCTGCTCAACCCCCACTCGATTCTCCCGTGTCATCTGCTGTTCCTTCCACGCCTCCGCAAGGTTACGCGGGACGCTCGGCCCCGCAAAGTATTGCTGGCCGTGAAGCACGACAAGCTCCTGGAGCATCGACTTCTTCTGTTCCATTGCCCGGACGGCTTGCTTGAGCAGCTCTGCCATCCCCTTTGCCCGAAGCCACCCTACGTAGGCCTTCTGGTATCGGGCATCGACAACTACAGCTGCCGAGATGGCAGCCTCCGTTGTTTTCGTAAGCCCAAACTCCTCGGGCTTCTCGCGGCACGCAATGTTCATGCGTGCCTCAACCGTGTCTAGCTTGAGCTTGAGGCGTTCAGCCTTGCCCTGTGCTGCAATGTATTCTTCCGACCATCGAAAGAACACCTCGGCCTGGCGTGCGCATTCCACGTCCAGGGCTTCGGGGTCTATGCGCTTATCACGCTGGAATTCTTCAACGTCCATTATGCTCTCCTTTCCCTACATAATATTATCGGCTCTACCACCCGGGCATCACACGTCCTCGCCATACAGGGCCTCATAACATGCCGCAGCAAGGCCGGCAGCCTTGCTATTGTAGAACGGCTGCTCGAAGGCCAGGATGATGGAGTAGGCGTGAGCATCGGCTTTCTTGAGCAGGACGGCACGGGCATAGCCGAGCACGTTCCATCGAATCTGTTCTGGGTCGCCCTTTATATTTTTCAGGATCGAGGCGACCTGGGACCAGCTGGCTTTCTTCATCAATGCCCGGCAAAGGTCGATGCCTTCATGCTCGATTGCCAGCTGCTCTGCAACAGCCTGCTCTCGTTCGTCGGGTGCCAGGTTCGCCACCTTGTCGAGCATTACAAGCAGTGTCCGAGGACTTCCTTGGCACGCCTCGACAAGTTCGCCCCCCAGGTCCCTGGAAATGTCAAGCCCAATCTCCTCGACCGTTCGTGCAAGCAGCTTTTCCAGATCAGCAGGACTCAGGCCCGCTACTGGCATCTCGCAGCATCTCGTTCGGATTGGTTTGATGAGTTTCTCCGGCTCCGTCGTGCAGAGCAGGAAGTAGACGTGTGATGGTGTGTCCTCGAGCATCTTGAGCGCCGCGTTCTGGGCGTCGTTGGTCAACTTGTGGCACTCGTCGATCAACCATACACGACACTTTCCAACGGGGCTTAGGTGCATGGCATCCGCAATGGAACGGATGGTGTCGATGCCACGGAAGTTGGAGCTATTTACCTCCTTGAAATCCATCTCGTGACAGCGGAGGCGTCGTGCAAGAATGCGGGCGAGCGTGGTCTTCCCACAGCCGCTCGGACCGTGGAATAGAAGCGTGTGCGGAAGAGTCTTATTGTAGAGCATGTTCCGTAGGGCGGCTACCGTATTGTCGTTTCCTACAATCTGCTTGAGCCTTTGCGGCCTAAGCCGTTTGTAGAGCTCTTCGCTCATCCTATCTTCCTTGCTCTGGTGTATGCAATCATCTGCTCCTGTTCGTCCGGGTGCAATATCCAATAGCCCGACCACTCCCTTGTGCCGGGCTCCAGACCTTGCCATCCTGCCTTGTGTTCCGCCAATGTAATCCGTACTTCTTTCTTGGCAACCCAGGATTCTGTCACGGGGGCTACTTCGGCCTCGATTACCAAGGGCACACATATCCAAGGCCATGCTTTCATCAGTTTCTCAACCATGACTTCCTGCGTAAGCAGCAGATAATCGTCCACCTCCGCCTCGGGAACGTCGCTTACAATGCTATCATGGATCTGCCCAATGACCAGCGCCTTCATCTTGTTCCGCCTCAGCTCACGGAGAACGAGGCGGGACAGCGCCCAAAGCAGACAATGGAACGCAGAGCCCTGGACCGGGTAATTGATGACCTCATTTCGCTTTAGATATCCCTGGTAAAGAAACCCCGTTTTGGAGCGGAAGGAACCCTTGCGCTGATACGCCTTGAACCAATCCTTCTTCCACTGATCGTAGACTCGGAACCGCTCCTGCCAGAACCGATGTTCCACAGCCTGAATGTGCGCCTCGAACGTGCCAGGCACGGGGTCCTTTCCCGGGATACATGCGCCGCGCCGTCGGATGCCTTTTGCTTTGAGGTGCTCCCCCAGGGCGAGGCCGCTTTCTGTCACCAAGCCCATCTCGGATGTCGCGTTCCACAATGACTTGGCACAATCCACATACCAGTCACCATAAAACTGGGGGAAAACGAACATATTCTTACCACAGTAGCGTATCGGTTTTGTGACCTCCTCGGCAGCAAGCATGTAACATTCCATGGCCATGTCCCTGTGCATGTCCTTGGTCTCGTCTCTGATGTATTCGATCATCACAGGGTCTTGGTGGTAGCACGCAGCAATCCGCACCTCGATGCCGCTGTAGTCCACTTCGACAAGTTGCCGTCCTGGCCGTGGGATTATTGCCCGCCGCACCAGTTGTTTTATCCCCTCTTCTCGGACTGGGATGTTTTGGAAGTTCGGATGGTCCGACGAGGAGCGGAATGTCGTGGTGGTGTGTAAGTTGAAGAACGGGTGGAGGTATTCGTCCTGGACCTCGCGTTTGAGGCCGCGCAGATTAGTATTGAGCGCCTTTCCCAGCTGCCTCACACGCAGCATGTCACGGACAAAGGGATGGTCGATCTTGCCTAATGCCACCTTATCCGTTTTGTAGGATCCGCCAGCCGTTTCCTCGGAGCCGTCGAAGCCCATCCAGTCGAAGAGAATGTCACCCAATTGCTGCGTGCTATCGAAGTTGGTCTTGGGCCCATAAGCCTTCCGCCACGTTCGCGCTACGTCCGTCCGTTCCATCCGTGCCTGGAGGCGTTTGACCTGCCGTTCCGTGCGCTTTATGGCCGCGTCGAGATATGGGATGTCTACACGCATGCCCGCCGCCTCGATCTGTGCCAGTGCCCTTGCACCATTGTGGAGCAGCGTGTAAGCATCCTTGGAACACGGCGTGACCTGTGCTTTCATAGGGCCCTCTGCTGCATCTGTGTCTGCTGAATGTCCGCGAGCATGTACTCGAGCAACGAATCCAGCCCGTTATAAAGGAGCAGGGATTCCGTGTCTATCTCATGGATGCGGTTGAAGCCGTTTGCTGTCTTCGACTTAAGGAACCCCGAGACCTTTGATTCGTAATCCCCAATGCCAAGCTGGACATAGGCCTGGAATTTCAGCGACGTAATTCCCGGGCGGTTGTCGAGGACGTGGGCCGCAAGCATCGTGTCCCAGTGCCACCCGACAACAGGATGGCCGAGCTTTGCGATTGTCCACCGCTCCTCGAACTTGAGGTTTGAGGCAATTTTACGGAGGCCCCTGGCTCGTAAGACACGACTAAGATTTCTATGGCACTGCTCGTCGATCAACCCCGCCCATGTATTTTTGCCGTCAAGGCAGAAGGAGCAACTTACAATCCGATGCTTGGGGTTATCAGGTTTGAGGCCCGTTGCCTCGTAGTCAAACGCAAGGATGCCTTTCTCCTTGGCCAGGTCGCGGAGTCGTAGCCGGACCAGTCTTGGTTTTGTCACCCGATCCACCTGCTGTTCCAGATCCTCGAGGCGGCTGACCTGCGGCTTCTTGGCATGCAGAGCAAAGGCGCTTCGTAGATGTGCCTTGGTGAGACGGACAAGTGGCGCGTCCATTCCCGTGCGGTCGAGATACGATGGGTGATAGGTCGGGCATATCCACGCCTGGTGCAGAGCACTTGGAATCCTCCAGCCAACCCAGCGCCCCAGGTTTCCGATGTTCCTATGCCATTCCGTGCCGATCAGGCTGTGGGCTGCTGACGTGCCCAGCAGAATGACTACGTTTGGTTGGACCTCCTCAATGGTCCTCAGCAGGTTGGGACGGCACGCCTCGATGTAGCGGTCCTCAATTTTGTTTCCCGGGGGCCGGCAGATGATCGCATTGGTCTTTGTGGAATCCTCCAACTCCTCGCCGATCTCGTGGAGTAGCTTGCGGAGGACCTGGCCCGTCTGACCTATGAATTGTGTTCCTTGACGATCCTCCTCCGTGCCCGGGGCCTCGGCAACGACCAGCACTTTCTTCTTCCCGCCACCCGTCGGAGCCATGCGAGGGCTAAGGCATTGGGAAGCCAGTCCGCACCGGCCGCAGTGGGGCAGTCTGGACGGGGCTTTCTCGATGTCGTCGCGCCTCCAGGACGACTGCTGGAAGAAACCCTTTGTCTTGCTCAAAACTTCGTCCCCTCGTCGGAATCTTCCACGATGGTCGAGGCGGAGTAGTGCCTTTCAGTAGGCCAGGGCTGTCACGAACTCAATGCTTCCCTTGGCCAATTTGATCCGTGACGGGCCTACCGTAATCCGTCGTGAGTAGGTCAGGATGTCGCGGAGGAACTGCGGGTTGATATGGAACTTGAGCGCTTCCTTATTGTAAGGCACTCGCCTACGCTCGCGAATCCAGCCGCCCTCCTTCCGAGCAGTAAGGCACAACATATTGTCCTCGACAACAACCTCGACCAGGGGCAGCTCTTCGTCCTGCATAATCTCCGCTCGGCCCAGCATCTCGGACAGGATGGATGGGAGGAGCATCTTTTCTCCTCTGACCTCCAGCACGTCCTCGATGTTGTCGTGGTAATCCTCATGGTAGCAGCGAAGGCTCACTACTGCGCCGTCGTCAAGCTGGAACTGCACCCATCCCTCCTGTAAGCAGACGGATTGCAAGGGCATGCCACAGACCTTCTCAATCGTCCGCCCGGGAACACAGACCTCCGTTGGGAATCCTGTGTCAATGCGCGCTCGGAACAAGCGCGTGTTGTCCGACGCCTCGATGAGCTCTGGCGTAATGTGGACAACGGTGGTCAGGATTTCTGCGTAGTCCTTTCCGCACGTTTGCGCGGCCATCCGCAGGAGCTTGACGAACTCCCCGGGGTTGGATAAGGCTGTCCACTTGTCCGGGGCCGGGACGACATCATATGGCAGGAGGACCTCCCGAGCACACGCCACCCCCGCCTGCCGATTCTTGCCTCTGACCAGGAGCTCGCTGCCCTTTCGTTGGAGCCGGACCTCGTCGTCGGGCATCCGATCCAGCAGGGACCACAACAATTTTCCCGGGACGGCTGCTGTGAATTCTAATGGGCACGGCCCCCGGTAGCAGATCTCATCGTTGAATGTGATGATCTCCCCCCCGTCGAATATGTAGCACTTGCATTGTTCCAACGTCTCCAGCCTGCGGTCCGCCGTCCTGCCGACGTCCGCCCTGCGAAGCATCCCCAGCATCGTTTCCCGTTTGATTCTCATCTTGATGATCCTCCTCTCGCTTGCGTTGGCGCATGATCCGAAAATTGGACTTGGAATAGTCGAAGAACGAGAATAGAACGTGGTCATTCATCTTCGGGAATTGAAGCTTCCCGATCTCAGAAAGCCCGCCTACCAGATAGATAATCATGTAAAGAGCCCCTTCTCGGGTGGTTGAAACTCAAAGGGCCACGGCCACTTTGGAACTATCTCTTCAATCTTGTGGTAGACAAGAAGATTTACGTCCAGGCGAGCCGCTTGGTAATTCACGACCCCGCGCTCCTCACAGATTTCCAGAAGGCCCGCCTTGTCCTCGGTAGGCCTTGTAACCCAATGCTCATCCCCCTGCAACTCGTAGTCCATTGGTCGGGGTTCGAAGCGGCTCTTCCCCAATGGCACCCCAATACGTTCAAGAAACAGGAGCACTGCTTGCCGCTGTGCAATCCCCATGGTGCGAATGTGTCGGTGAGGGGGTGCTGGGCGGATGGTGCGCGCGGTCATGGATGTTAGGTATGGATGGAGCCAGTCGTACTTGTCTTTTGTCACGGGCCGAGGCATGAGGATAGCGCCGAATCGGGCCTGGTCGAGCCACGTCTTGGCATCGACGCTATACCATGGGTAGCGATACATGAGCTGAAAGGAGCCTACAGCAAAACCGTGGACCTTGACGACGGGCATTCCACTACTGTCCGTTAGGTAGCGTGCCCAGATACGGTCGAGCGGGAGCTTGAGAACTGGGACAGGGTTCGGCACAAGCCCCCCGATACATAGGTAGTCGTAGCCCTCGTCAAGGTATCGGACAAGCCACCCAATGTCCGTGCCGTAATGCCACACCGGCAGGGGCTTCAGTCCATAGCCCTCGAGGTATTTTTGATTCTCGTAAGTCAACTCCGCGCTCCCCATCACGTCCAGGCTTGCGTAGGTCTCGAAGCATCGTCGGTAGCGAAGCAGGAACTTAGCGTAGGCTTCCCGATACTCACGATACTCCGGCGTATGCACGTAGGAGAAGTCGCTCGTGTGGCTACGTGTGACATGCACCCCAAGCTTGTTCTTCATGCTGGCAGTGCTCGCGATCTTCCGGCTGAGGCGATTGAAAAGGGCGGGCGCGCCGCAGTCAAAGAAAATCTTCACGGCCATGTCTGTCCTCCCCGCTTCAGCACGTGCCATGAGGTCTCTGTAAGGCCCGCATCTGACCCATACCCGTCACAACGAGCCCCGCCTGTGTGTGTGGACGTGTCATTCATTCGTGCCGCCGCTACTTCCCTATAAGCCGCAGGAACTCGGCCCGGACTTCCGCTTTATCGAAGCAGCCCCGAAGGCTGCTTGTGACCATTCTGCTGTGCTGCTTTTGGACGCCTCGGCTGGTCATGCAGAAGTGGGTGGCCTCAAGAACACAGCCGCAGCCTTTCGGCTTGAGCTCGCTCTGCAGGACCGCGGTGACCTGTTGCCCAATCCGCTCCTGGATCTGCAGCCGCCGTGTAAACACTTCCAGGAGCCGCGCCAACTTGCTTACCCCAACGACCCTGCCATCTGGAATGTAGCCGATATGGGCATGGCCGTAGAAGGGCATGATGTGATGCTCGCAGTGGGAGTAGAACTCGATGTCGGACAGCACTACCATCTCGTTGCAGGCCCCGTCCTCGAAGGTCTTGAGCACCCCATGCGGATCCTGCGAATAGCCTACGAACAGCTCTTCTGTCCAGGCTCGTGCAACCCGGTCCGGGGTCTCAGCAAGCCCTTCTCGCTGCGGGTCCTCGCCTATGTATTCCAGCAGGCGCGAGATGTTGTTCTCAATCCCCGTCTTGTCATCGGGCGTTGCGCGCTCCCAGGGAAACGAGACCCACGAGACCCGATCAGTGAAGTCCGCCTTATTGAACAGCGCGACAAACGGCACGCCAGGATGCTCGATAGCGAGGTCGTCTCGTGTGGCGCCCGTTGCGATGATGTCATCCACAACCAGCTCGGCGAGGTCCGGGGACTCAACGAGATGGGGTCGAACGTCACAGCCCAGGACCAACTGTCGGGCCAGAGCCTGCGCTGCAAAGATGCCCCCACGAGGCACGCCATACAAGGCCTCGGGCACGCCGCGCTTATTCTCATCTGCGATTTCCATAAGGTCAAAGGCAACCGTGTGTGCGGCCTGCTCGACGTCTGTCCATGAGAGCTCTCTGTGCGAGCGCATCTATCCTCCTGCCTGCTGCTGTTATGTGGGAGTAGAATGTTGGGTGCCCCGGTCGGAATGGCGTGGACCGGGGCACCCGGAGGAAGGCCCGGGTGAGGGGCCCTCAGCTCTTTCTCGCTACCCTGTCCAACTTCTTGCCGTCCTTGACGAGCAGGAAGGAGCAACGATTCTTCTCGTCCGTGCGGCAGGCCCAGTTGAGGTAGGTCTGCATCGTGTTCGCGCAGCCGCGGTCCCCGCGCGCCTTCTCGAGACGTGCCATGAGCACGGCGCGTTTCAGGGGAAACGTTCCGCGCAGGACCACCTCCTGGAAGACGGTTGCGAGGCTCTTCTCGCCCTTCCACTTCCTGCGCTCGCCCGGCTTCGCCTTGGCCTCCGGCTTGGCCTTGGCCTTCGGCTTGGCCTCCGGCTTGGCCTCCGGCGCTGCCTTCGGCTTGGCCTTGGCCTTCGGGTCCTCATCCTCGTCCTCGTCCAAAACCTCATCCTCATCCTCATCCTCGTCCAAAACCTCATCCTCATCCTCGTCCTCGTCCAAAACCTCATCCTCATCCTCATCCTCGTCCAAAACCTCATCCTCGTCCAAAACCTCATCCTCATCCTCATCCTCGTCCAAAACCTCACACTCTTCACTCAGGCATCCGTCCAAAACCTCGTCCTCATCCTCGTCCTCGTCCTCGTCGGCACTGTCGATCATGTCTTCCGCTTCCAGCCAGTCGAGCTGGGCACAACTCAGATCTTTGAGAACGGCATCCACCTTGTCCCAGTCAGGGTCCTTAATCTTCGCTTCGAGCCTTGCTTTGAGTTTGGGCGTTGCGGTGCGGCCGTTGGCCTCGACACCCAGCGCCTCCAGAATGCTCGTGACCATCTTTCTGTCCGCTGCCGACTTCTTGCTCGCAGGCATCCTTCCGCCTCCTATCTGGTGGAAATGTGTATGTGTGCCTTCTGGCACAAATTATTATCACGCTCCTGGCACAAGGATCTCCTAAAATCTCAACGGATTCCCAGGATTTTGTGCAACTGCACGCTAAGGCGCCACCCCGGCCATTTCTGGAGGACCCGCAACACCTCGTCCACATTCGTCGTGCCGTCCGGCCGGGTCAGGGGCTGAAGGAAGTGGTGGGTAAATCGCCTATATGCTTTCCAACCCTCCATCAGTCCTACGTAGTTGCCCACGACAACGACTTTTAGCTCCAGCGTAGCGGCAAGCGGGAACATCCACTCTGCCTGTTTCGTTCCCCCGGGGAGCTCCTTGGGGCCAATCGTAATGCAATGGAAGACCGACGGCATTGGGGGAAGCCCCAGCGTCCCGTTGGTCTCGATGTGTAAGGGGAACCCCATGGACGAAAGGAGAAAGACGAGGTCCTCATCCAGCTGAAGCAACGGCTCGCCCCCTGTAAAACAGACAGGAGGTCGGGGAAGAGATGAGGGACAATGTGCGCCATTCCATCCGCCCACGTATGCAGCGTCGAGGACCTCGTTCAGGATTTCCTCATCAGCCATAAATCGTCCACTCTGGTGCTGGGTATCGCACCAAGGACATTCCAGGTTACAGCCGGAGAACCGAACAAAAACCATGGGCGTCCCGGCAAAGGCGCCCTCGCCCTGGACGCTGAAGAAAATCTCGTTGACTTGATAACGCTCTGCCATTCTGGCCTACTTTCGTTTCCGCAGATTGAATGTGTCCTGACGCAGCTTTCCGTCTTTTGTTCTCGTCCTTTTCCTTCTCCGCAATGTGGAAGCCATTGGGTCCTCCAGGCGCTCGCGGGCCATCTGGGTGTACTCCGGGCTCAGGTCGATGCCGATGTAATCGCAGCCCTCGCGACGGACGACCACGCCGCAGCTGGCCGTCCCCGAGAACGGGTCAAGGACGATGCAGCGGCCGGTGTCGTCGTCATGCTCGCAGGTGGGGCGGTAGCAGAGGACGGTGCGCCCGCTCAGCCGCGCCATGTGCTCCTCGATGCTCGCCTCCTGCCCGATCTCGCGCCCCTGGTCGGGATGGTCTGCCGGCAGGTACGAGCGGAGCCCCCAATACGGCGGGCTCGTCACGACGCACTGGACGCTCGCCTCCGGGAGCGCCGCCAGCACGTCCACGGCATCCCCGCAGTAGAGCCGCGCGCCGGGCATCTCGACGTCTGGTTTCATCGCATCATCCTCGTCACGGGGTCGTTGTCCCCGGGTCACCACGGTCGTCAGTATCGCGCCGGTGCGCACGCGGTGGCGCCGTAGCCTCCGCCCAACTCGTCTCCGTTTCGTGGACTCGCACCCGTTCCACACGCACCCCATTGTCCTTGGACATGACGCCATGTTCTACCTCGACTGCCAGCGCCTTCTGGACGTGCCCAAAGATGAAGGCAGCCATAACTTCGGCTGTGGGATTGCAGGGGAACTCGACAACCTTGTGGCAATCCGGAAGCTCCGAATTATGGAGGAGCGACGTGGGCAGGATAAGCGCGTGGTCCCATTCCTCGACAACCTGCGCCAAGGCTTTGCTTATCAGACCGAAGTCCAGGACCATCAGGTCGGGGTTGAGGCATCGAGACGCCAGCACAACATCCACTCTGTATGAGTGGCCGTGGATGCTCTCGACACACGCCTTGCTATATGCACGCTCCAGCTGGTGGGCCGCCTCGAACCGGATGGTTTTGCAGACACGGAATGTGCATTGTATTTCTGCGGTTGTGCTAACTCCCATGAGCGTCGCTCTCCTTGCGTCTACGGGGCTTTGTCCCCTTGACGTGTCTTTGCGCCTTCCCATCCCGTTCCGTTCGAGCACGGGCCGCTTTCGGCCTCTTAGCCGTCTCCTTGGGCGTAACAGCCTCGGGACCCGTCAGCCGTCCCGGCCTGTAGGGATAAAGCGGACAAGAAACGTCCGTGCAATGTGCAACCTGTCGCCCCTCCCAGCCGAAGCATTCCATGCAAAAGCTTTCCATTGCTGCCTTTCGGCTGCGTCCGCGCATGGCCTCCCGATACCGTCGGCGATAAATAGACGGCATCGCTTGGAGTTTCCTCCGCACCGCCTTTGGCAGCAACTCGTCTGCCCCGCGTAGTTTTGGAACCTTCGCTTTCTTCCCGGCCTTTGCTTTTGCCACGAGCGTCTTCTCCATTCCTGTCGATTTCCGACACATTATTATCAGCCCCGCCAACGGGCCTTGCCGTTCTAACTGCGATTTCACCCCGCCTAAACCTCGGCACGTCCTGGATGCGGAAGCCCCTCCGAGGTCGCGACCTTCCGGGACCCGGAGAACCCCGGCACGTCTCGTGCATGTCACAGCACGGCGCCGCAACAGTAAGCCCTCCCGAGGGTGGGGCATTGTCCAACGTAGAGACAACGGTGTGCCAAGAAGGGGCTCTCGCGCAGCACGATCCAGTTGAGCCGCATTACCTGCGCCTGCTTTTCGGGGGGCGTCTGATTGAGCCCAAGCACTCCTGTGCAGTGGGCTTGCTTGCGCTTGTCCTCGGAGAAATTTCTCATGCTCTGGGTCACCTGCTCGTAGCTCGCGGCGTCAGCTTGCGTAGGCACGAGGACCAGGGCGTGATAGTCCTGACTCAATCTCCGCAACGCCATCCAGGTCTCGTTGATTCGATCCCGCCCCACCTGTCGTGCATCTTCGGGCGCCAGGATGTCGGCGTAGTCTATTACGATCACGTCCGGGACAAAATCCCGCGTCCGCTGCCAGGTCTGTAGGATCGTCGTAATTCCCGCCACGTTGATGCTGCTATTGGAATGGACGCTACTCATTAGGTATGGCCGATTCGCGGGGATGCCGCACCCGCGGAGGAATCGACGGACGGCACGCAAAGACCCGGCATAGGACACCGGATGTCGGCAGATCTTGTGCCGCACCTCCACAGCGAATGGCGGGGCCCCTTCATCATCTCCCGTGTCCGCCCGCTCGATGCCCACCGGCACGGCGACACGGCCGCACTGCGTCTTCCACAGGGGACGGCCCGACAATCGGACTCCCATCCGCTTCATCAACTGCCCCTCGCTCAGGTCGCCTACCTGGAAGAACGCAACCTTCTTTCGGTTCCGAAGCGCCCGCATAACGAACTCGACACACCACCAGGTTTTCCCCCGCTTCTCAGGACCCTGTATGGCGATAAGGCTGTCACGCACAAGCGCGGGCCCGAGGAACTCGCCTGCCTCCCCGGGGAACGAGAGCATGGCATCAGGGGGCTCTGCAAAGGCCCGCTGCCATGGCGCCTCCTCGCCGAGCAAGTCGAATCCTGCTTCCGTCTCATACCCGACCTGGTGGAACTCCTCGATGCTCTCGGCTATGCGTGCCACGTCGCCTTCCAGTAGCGCCCATTCCAGTCCGTCGCGAAGCGCTGTGGCCTTGCGGAGAGTTAGGAACGTACTTAGCTCGTCGAGGAGGAATGGCACGTTCTGATCCTCGCCATCCTCATACTGATCCGAGAGCTCGCTGAGGAATCCGTGCAAGGCATCCGCGTGGTCGTCCTCCTCCCCCTGCTTTGCTGCCCAGGCAAGATACAAGGACTCGATATGGCGCTTGGGTGCGCCGCCATACTGCTGGAAATAATCGACACACCATCTCACAATCTGCTGCGCATGAGGTGTTCCGAATAGGGCGGCATCGAGAATGGGGGTTGCAGCAGCCAGGAAGTTGTCGCTTACAATCATTGCGGTAAGGAGCCGTCGTTCCGTATGCGTTTCTACTGGTTGTCGCTTCACAGAACCTTCTCCTAATTACATTCCGAGACCTTCCTCGTCCTCGTCTGACAATTCGCCGCCATCCCTGATCTTGTAAGCAGGAGGTTGTTCTCCTGTGTCGTCCTGCAGCTCGCGGCGCATGGCGGCTTCCAGCTTGACGAACTTCCCGCGAAAGGACCCCCCACTAAATGCTTGTGGGATGAACTTTCCCGGGTTCGGGAACTGGGAAGCATACCACCTCAGCACGGCTCGGATTCTCGTAATGGCAACCTTGTCCCTGGCATGAAGAAGCCGGAGCTGATTCGCCCAGTCCCGTAGGTGTCGTGTTCTATCCACTTTGGTGTGCTCGAAAACCGCGTGGTGTAGGAGCTCTGCGAGGTGCTGCCAGCGTGCATGGATATGGGAATGGCATCTACGAGAACGAGTTTGTTGTGGAGGAATGTTGGTATCAGGTTTTTTCAGTTGCAACCTACGTCCAGGTAAGGGGGCCTTACGGGGCCCTAAGGGGCCCCCGTATAGGCCCCACCCTTCACGGGGTATAGAATTAGAGTACGGCGCGCTAGAACAAGTGACGTTGAATCCGAGGTTCCAACTGACAATTAGTTGCCGGGGATTCTCGCCTCCCACACCGATGTCAACGAGAAGCCGTTTCTTCAGGAGCTGTCGAATCTTCTGCTCCATCCAAGCGTCCGTTGCTCCCATGAGAACCGCGAGGTCAACATCGGTCAAGCAACAGCCGGAACTTGGGGGCTCGTCCATGGCATCAATGAGCGCGAGGAGCCATCCTTCTTGTGTCGTGATCTTCCCGACCTCCACCATGGTGAAAAGCTGGGCGGGAATCGTTGCGTGACGGTAGGGATGTTCACCCCTCATTGTGCCCTCCCATTCCAAGATTGTCCATTACCTGCCGCGCTATTTCTGGTGACATATCACCGGGGTCTGTGCGGAGGTCCGTGATGAGTTCTGTCTGGCCGTTGAACATGCCGAGCCATGCGGCCAGGTGTTCGGCTTGTGCCTGGGCAACATGACCAGGGTCCAGCATGATGTATCGCTTCTCGAAGCTCCGCAGGATGTTGGCCTGCCCGACTTTCCATCCAATGCCTAATAGCGCCACTGCTCCTGGGCCGAGGCGCCAGACATCTGTTGGCCCCTCGACGACCACGACGCTTTCTCCCGGCACCTTGTCGATGCCGTAAAGGATGGAGCGAGGGTCCTGTCGGATGTCCTCGTGTCCTGTCATCCGATACTTGGGCCGCATGTCGTCCTGGATTGTCCGTCCTAAGTAGGCCGTGACGTGCCCTGAGGAGTCCCGAACGGGCGCAACGATACGCCATGCCCACAAGCCTCCGCTTGGGCCACACCCTTGTAGATCCCAGGTATGGGCAAGTGTTGGCGGATGGAAGGATCGCTTTTCCAGGTATCGTGTGTGCTGGAGCCTGAGCACGCCGAGGTTGGGCGGGATGGGACAGGAGCGCCTCCTCACCCCTGTCGTGACCTCAGGGGCGGTGGTAAGGGAGGGCGGCCCATCCCGCCCGGTGTCCTGGACGATGAACGGCTGGACGGCCCGGAGGGTTGCGGCCTTCGAGGACGTGTTTAGCAGGGCGGCCAGGGTGTCAAGAGACTTGTGTGTGCCACACCGCCAGCAATGGAATACGCTGGTTTCTATGCTGTAGCCCATGTGCAGCCCGGATGTGCCTCCCGCACAGAACGGACAGTTGACTTGTATCCATCCCTGGTGGGCATGATGGTGCTCTCCGGCTTCGGCGAAGTCGATGCTGTAGCGTCTGCACAGGCGGGGGAGGTCAATTCGCATCTGTGCCTCTGTCCTCGCCGTCGAACGCTTGGAGAAAGGACATGACGGCCGTCCTCATACTGATGTTTCGTTTTGCGCACGCGGCCTTGAAAGCAGCCTTTGTCGAGAGCGGGACTTTGTGGATGAAGAAGGCGCACGTTTCCTCTGCCGCCTCCCCGTCGGGTTTCGGGTAGGGGGCGGGGGGAAGTGTCTCAGGGGTGGGTCTCATTGCTCTTCTCTCCTCATTGAGTCGAGTAGTAGGTGGGTCACGTTTGCACGAGCACCGTGGCCATCCAGAATTCCGTTGACGATGTTTCGCTTCTTCTGCACAATGGCGAGCACTTTCTCCTCGATGGTCTCCAATCCAATCATGTAGTAGATGAGGCACCGGTCTGCCTCCTGGCCGATTCGCAGTACGCGGTCCTCGGCCTGGTCGTGTTCGGCTGGCGTCCAGCCCAGCTCCGCGAATAGGACGGTACTGGATGCCCGTTGCAGCCCGTCCAGCCCTGTTCCGGCAGCCTGTATGTTGCCAAGGAACACACGGCACCGCTTATCGCTTCTGAAAGCCGCTATTTCCGCCTCACGCTTGTCCACCGGCGTTGCCCCCGTGATTACGGCGGCTGCTGGGAAAGTGTCGTGTAGGGCTCCAATGATCGAGCGATGACGCCCGAACACGACGAGCTTTTCTCCTGTCTCTTCCAGCCAGTCTTTGATCCATGTCTTGAGGCTCTGAAGTTTGCCCTCCGCTGCCAGGCGCTTCAGCTTGCCGAGTCTGACGAGATGTTGTGCGTTAGCTGCACGCCTCGCGGCTTGCTTTCCACCCACCTTGGCGAGCCAGCGTAGGAAGTGTTCCCGGGCCTCGATGTATTCGGCCCGGTTGTCGATCTCGACGGGCAAGGTCACACGAGTTTTTTGTGGCAGCTCCTTTAGCACCTCCTCCTTCGTGCGGCGAATCATGTATGGCCCCACCCGGCTGCTGAGTTCTCCTACGTGGCTCGCGCCGCGGAAGTCCCAGCCCCGGCCACGGAACCCAGGCTTGGGGTCACAATAAGCCATTGCGTATTTCCAGAAGGAGGTGAAATCCCGTGGAGCAATCATGTTGAGCACCGGGAAGAATTCTACGGGCCTGCTCAAGATCGGGGTGCCTGACAAGGCGATGACGTTGGGACATAGGCGCGCCAATTTCTGGCAGGCTTTCGTGCGCTTGGCCGCTCGGTTTTTTACGTAGTGGCACTCGTCGATGATGAGCGCGCGGGGTTTCCGGTCGCCCAATGTCGTCGTCCACCAGGCCAGGATTGAGTAGTTGATGATCCATACCTGGCCGTCTGGATTGTGTGGCGTCCGGCCCACCAGCATTGTGACCGCAATGTTTCCATACTGCTGACATTCCCGGCGCCAGTGATGCTTGACGCTGGCGGGACATACGATGAGCGCAGGCCGGGCCTCAGGATGCCGGACCAGCCATGCAATCGCCTGTAGCGTTTTGCCCAGCCCCATGTCATCCGCAACGAGGGCCCGGCCTGCGCGCCGCTCGATGAACCTCACACCACGACGCTGGAACCGCCGCAGGATGGATCGCCAGCCTCGTATGTTCGGAGCCATGTCTCCACCTCCGTCCAAGCCTTTTCCAATTGTGCGGCGTCCCACCGCAGCTGCTCCGTTAGGTAGCCCCGCACTGCGCGCCGTCCTCGTGCGCGGGTTAGCACAGTCACGTCCTCCGCAATCTCGGCGGGCGCACACAATATTATTGAGACGAGCGTGCGGGCCTCCGTTGTCAGTTCCGAGATGATGTGCATGAGCCGGCTGCCTGCCGATGTTGGCGACGGGGAAGTGTTGACCGTGTCCTCCTCCTCCAGCACGGCAAACTGGATGGGCTCCCGCTGGAGGTTGCAGCAGTAGGTCTTGAGCCCCCAATAGACGCACCAGTAGATCCAAGTGCTTTCGGCCGCTCGTGTGGGGTCGTATCTTTCCCATCGCTCACAGAGCTCATATGCCAGGCGTCCTTCTGCCTGACCAATCATCTCGTCATAGGGTCGGTTGAATTGCCCAGCAAAGCGCTTTGCCAGCCGTCTTGCCAGAGCCCGATGCTTGAGGAATAGGGTCGCCGCATGTTTCCGTTTTTTCCTGGACAGTTTTGCTGGCATGCTATGCTCCTCGTGGATTGTGGATCTGTGTGATGTCCCCGCCTGCTGCGCGTGGACCACCGTGCTTAGAACGATGGGCCGTAGAGCCGGATGTAGTTCTCCAGTATGTCTCGTGCCCAGGAGCCCTGCCATATGCACCGATTCCCAAACCGACGGTGGAGCCGGCGCATGCTGCGCAGGTTGTCGTCAGATATGGCTGACCAGATGTCGTGCCACACCACCGAGTACTTCGCGTCCTTCGGGGGCTGCCAGGTGAGGGCGTCGTCCTGGAGAATTGTGACTAACCCCGCGCCCCACTTGTCGAGGCAATGCTTGCCTACCAGGTCGATGACCTCTGGCGCGATTTCCACCACGGTAATGTGCGAGCAAGTCCCGAGGTTGCAGATTGCGTTGAGGACCATTCCCAGGCCGAGGCCGTGGAGCAGGACGTGGCCGCCGAGCACTCGCGCTTTCAACACCGGAACGAGATGGTCTTGCCCATCGGCAGGCGTGTCGGACATGACCATTGTGCGGTTGTGCATGAGCCTGGTGTAAGTGTCGGCCGTAACTCGCCGTAGGGGGCCTCCTCGTCCTGCGCCGAACTGGAATGCCGCGCGCAGGTTGAATTGGGACGCCTCGTCTTGCGAGATGTCAAACCGTTCCACCGACCAGTCCCCGCTCCGTCCTTCCGGCACGGACACCTTTTGGACCAGCCCTTCTGTTGGCATCATGTTGTGCTCCTTCCGAGTAGATAGTCAATCCATTGCAACGACCTGGCCGAACGGGACGTCTCGGATGTTGCTCCAACTCACCCAGAGCACGGGGTAGTCGGGCTCCTCCTCGGGGAAGCATCCGAGCAGGTCCGTGAGATAGATGAGGCACGACGGCGAGATGTCCTGCTCTTCCACCCAACGGAATGCGGGACGAAAGTCTGTGCCGCCCCCGCCTGCCGGCTTGAGGTGGAGCGGGAGGTCGGCTCGCGTGAGCGACTCCGTGGTCCTCACTGCTGAGTCGCAGAAGAGGACGTGGATGGTGGCGTCGTAACAGCCCAGGACGGCGCTCACTTCCGAGGAGAATTTTTCCAGGAGCTCCGAGCCGATGCTGCCTGATGTGTCCATGACCAGGACGACATCCTGGAGCTCTTCGCTGACGAGGCTGGGCATGACGATTCCGGACGATAGGTAGCGTGGGTTCGGGTGGGTCCAGTTGTAATCGTTCCGGGCGCTATGCTCGACGAAGTCGCGCAGCAGCACGGTCCACGGCACGGACGGGCAGATGATTTCCTGGACCATCCGTTCCATTCCCCCGGGAAGTTTTCCCATGCCCTTCGTGGCGCTGTAGGCCTGGGCCACGGCCACGCGCCATTCCTCCTCCTGCGTGCCGTCTCCTGGCGCGTCCTCGACGGCCCCGCAACCGCCGGGGTCGGGAACGTCCGGCCCACCCTGGCTGTCATCCTCGGGGACGCCGGGAACGTCCGGACTGCCCTGGATGTCGGGCGTGCCGTCGCTTTCGGAGGTAGGAGACGAGCTTTGGCTGTTCGTGTGGGTCTCTGACGGGCCTGTAGCGCCGCTTCCTGGGGCGTTCGCCGCACTGTCGGCGTCTTTGCACCTATCGTCTTGGCTGTCCTCTGCTGGCGCGTTTCCCGGCGTCTGAGGGAGCTCCGCGTATATTGCCTCGGCTGCGCGAGGCGGGCCGGGATATCCGATGGCTGCGTGCTCCTCATCGGGCAGGGAGACCCCAGCCTCCTGGAGTATCGAATTGATGGCGTAATCCGTCGCGAGGTTCCACCCCGCCTGGTCCCGCCCGTCGCGACGCCAGCAGTGGCCGTTGGCAACGTGCATGACCTCATGGGCAAGGAGCCCCTCCAGTTCGGCGTCCGTCAATGTGGCGCACCACTGGGGATTGTAGCGGATGCGTGTTCCATCCACCGCTGCCGTGCGCACACCCTTGTCCTCGACCGGCGGGAGTTTGAGCGCCAAGGTTCCGAAGAACGGGTGGTCAAGCAGCAGCCTCGCCCTTGCCTGTCTGATTCGAGCGGTCATGGTATTAGGTTCCTTCCTTTTCCTGGGCTGCGGGAAGATATGTGGACATCGTTTTGAGCATCTTCTTCGCGGCAGCGGCTGTGTCTGACCGTGCCTTCGTGTCCTGGCGCAAGACGCCCGGGGAGTGCTTGGTTAGCCGTTTCAGCACTTGCCGTCGCATCTTGTCCAGCCGCGCGTCTCCCGTAATGTTGAGTTTGGGCAGCATGTCACACAGCTCGACCACGTTTGAGAGCATGCTATCCCGGAAGATGTTCTCGGGGTCGCCGAGGCGCTCACTTACCTTTTCCACTACGGCAAAGAGCCGTTCCCACAGGTTTCTCAGCGCGGCTTGTGTTCGTGCCTCGACCTGCTGCTCGATGTTTGTCTGGACGGTTGCGGTAGCGCTGTCTCCTAGGTCGATCCGGAAGTCGGACTTGTCGGGCATGGGTAAGAATGAGATGGTCCAGTGGAACCGCCCGGCCAGGCGCCCAGCGGTTGGGAACAGGTTGGCCTTGAACAGGTCGCCCAGCCGTTCGCGTGCGCCCTCGATTATTGAGGGCCACCGGTCGAGGAACGCTGCAACGACCGCCTCGTATTCCGTCCGAAGCTCTCGCATTGTCTTGGTATATTCGAGATACATTTCCGCGGGAAGAATCCTCATGCCCTCGTCGTTCCAGGGCAGGGTGAGTTTTGCGTGGGTTTCGCGCCCTCGCGACACCGCGACCCGGACGTCCCTGAGGTCCTCCTTCGACACCGTCTGTGTCCACCAGCTGCCGCTGCCTTCTCTGGCCTTTGCTTGGCTGGGCACGCGGGCGCTGAGGTCCTTGTCCTTCTTTCGACCTTCCCAGCAACCGATGGTGAGGTCCACGAGCATTGCTCGTTCGGAGAGAGACATGATGGTCGTCCTTTCGGGCTGATTGAGTTAGCTCAACATCTCGCTGTTCTCGGCGGCCCAGGAGATGAATCGCTTACACCGGGCAAAGCCGGGATCCCGTCGGATGGCGTCGCGGATGCACAGGACAGCGAACTCTTCGGGGAGCCGCGCGAGGTACTGCATGATACGGCTGCCTGATTTTGCGCATGCCCTCTCGGCCAGCGCGGTGCTCACGGCGAACAGTGCCGCGGGGTCCGAGGGCACCTCGGCGCTACCTGGATTGACCAGGATGCCGTCGATGCTCGGTAGTTGTCGCCACATACGGACGAACCCCAGGAACTCCGCTGCCCATCCCTCGCCACATGCGCCACCGAAGCTCTCGGGATCTTCGAGGCCCAAGGAGAATAGCTTCCCCGCATACGTGACCGTCCGAGGGCTGGGGCGGTTGACGATGTCGTTGGTGGGACGAGAGGTGTCCATGAGCAGTTCCGGGCGGAACCGGATGAATGCGATTACCTCGACTGGCACGTCATTCTCGGCGGCCCATTGACACCACGCGTCCACGTCAACATTGAGCTCGACGATGGTGGCAAACCTGCTTTTGACGGGCTCGAGGATTCCGGTTACGCCTGCCCGGTCCTCCCGGCGATTGGTGGCGGCGACAAACGTTACCATGCTGCTAATGGCGTGTCCGTTGATTCGTCGCCCCAGGATGAGTTGCATGGCAGCGGCCTGCACCACGGCCGGCGCCTGCCCCAAGTCGTCCAAGAAGGCGACGGTGGGAACACAGGCCCCCATGAGCGCCCGCAGGCCCCCGAATGGGAGGAACTCGGCCTGCCCGCCTACGATAGCGGGCAATCCTTTGTAGTCCGTCGGGTCGCTCACGACGGGGTGGCTGACGACGAGGTCCGCTCCGACCCTCCCCGCGGCTTGAGCAACGATGTCGCTCTTGCCGATGCCGGGCGCTCCTTTGATGAGGATAGGCAGCCCAGCGGGAATCGTTCTCCTCAGCAGCGCTTTCAGTTCGTTTGCTTTCATATGCTGTTTTATCCTTTCAGGATGCAGTGGGTTCCCCGCCGGCGGCACCGCGTCGCCATCGCGCACTCGTCCTCGCTTACCGGGCACCTGGCCTTCTCGATGACCAGGAATCGTGCGCGGTTGCAGGAGAAGGCATTGACGGTCAGCGAGCCGAGCACGACCAGGCCTGCTGCCTCCGCCTCTCGTGACTCCTCCGTCTCCAACGATCCTCTTGGCTCGACCTCCTCGACCGAGCAGTAGACCATTGCGTCCGAGCCGAAGTGGCGGGCCAGGACTTCTCCGACGTAAGGATTGCTCGTTGAGATCTGCTTTTGCGCAGCCATGGTCAACCCTCCATGTCTTCTGTGTTGTTCGGGGCGGCATCATTCGCCGAACTTATGTGGCTTCACACCCTCGGCCTCGCAATGCGCTCTGTGCTCGAGGTCGCCGAGTTCTATTTCTATGGTTGTGATGATATGATTCCGCATATCCTCACGGGAGGCAAGTTTGTTCTTTTGGCCGACTGACCAGCCTTCAATTACCAAGCCGCGCCGGGCGCGGGGGTCTACGTCAACGACTACTTTGATCTTCACCAGCACCCTCCATCTTCAGATTCTTCGCGCCCTCCATTGTGGCGTCGATGTCCGCCTCGTTCCACCAACAGCCCCCCAAGAATGCCAGCGCGTGGGTCAGCAGCTCTCGGGTATGTGCGATGTTGCCGTAGTCTTCCCAGCTCGGGCAGCCGTCTTCCTTCGCGTAGACCAGCCGCGCGTGCTCTTTGGCCTCGGTGCGCAGGTTGTCGAGGAGTCCGGCGATGTCGCGCTGGGCGCGCGTGTAAGCTTCCTTTGCCTTGCGTTGCGCTTCGGTCTGCGTGTTCTTTCTCGTCCTCATTGCGTGGTCCTTCCTTTGTCCTGCGTAGCCTCGTGCGAAGCAGGATCAGTCTGCGAAGAGTTCGATTGCCATCCGGTAGCTCGCTACGTCGCCCGCGCAGCCGCGGAAGCCGTCCAGGGCTTCCTGGAGGTCTCGCGCGGCCTTTTCGATCTGCTCCTGCCTCATCGCGCTCGTGCGGCGGGTGAAGGTTACCTTCACCACGGCCGTCTTGCCGCCCTTGGTCTCAATCGCCTTCAGCAGCTTCGATCCGGCGATCTCGATCATCATCCCGTCGCGGGTGATCGTCGCCTCGCCGTTCGGGCCTTCTACGTCTATGCGCCTCGTCCTCATTCTTCTATCTCCCTTGTGTTGCGCTTCGGTCTGCGTGTTCTTTCCGGTCCTCATCGCGTCTCCTTTTCAAGGGCTCTTGCCCGGGTGTGTTGGTCAACCATCCGCGAGGCTCGTCCGCACTCTCTGGGCCGCTTGCCAGGCGATCCAGTCGGTCCCGTACCGGGAGACCATCGTCGCTTGGACCAGCGCCCCCGCATCATCAGCTGGCATGAGACCCGAGATTGGGCCATCGCCCGCCTTCGGCGCCGCCGCGCACAGCGCATTGTGGACGGCGCACATCTCAGCCTCGCGGGCATATGAGGGTTCCGTTAGCTCGCCGTGGGGGGTAATGCGCATCTCCCCCGCGCGGCTAATCGTGTAACAGACGCCGGAGTGCAGCCGCACGCTCAGGGCCTCGCGTGCGACCCACCCGTCTCCACTTCCCATCGGCTCGCTCCCGGTGGGCAGCAGGCCGGGTCCTTCGCTGCCTTCTATGGGCGCGTCGCGTTGCGCTCCTGTCTGCTTCCTGCTCGTCTCCTCCTGCTGGGCTTCCATGTGCGCGATGTTGATCAGCTCGCTCCGCGTCGCCTCGTCCAGCATGGTCAGGTCGTGCTGGACGAATACGTCCTTGTTGGGTGACGCCCCGCGACGACCCGGGCACAAGGCCGGACGGATGATGTTTTCCAGCAGCGCCCTCTCTGCGCGGTCAAGGGATTCCCCCTTGACAACGCCGCCGCCGTCCTCCTCCGTCAGAATGTAGTGCGCCTGTGTGGACGAGAAGCCATCCTGCGTTGCGTCTACGTGCGTCACTACGACCACGACCTCGATCATCCCGTCTTCTCTGATGCGGATTGACATCGTCCCGTCTCCTTCCAACGTCTCCGAGGTGGCTGCCTCATCAGGTGACGGTTACCACACCGCCACGACGAGCCGCTCAACGCGCGGCCCGTTTCGGCTTCCTCGTTCTTCCCCCCCTAAGACGTTGGGGCTACTGACGGTTGCTTATTGACCTCGCTTCCGCTGGTCAATGCTCGGCCCGCCTCGCGGCCTCCAGGCGCATCTACGCCCTTACTCGCTCACCCTCGCTTATCCTTTGGGGTAGTCGTTTAGGTGTCGGGCGACATCACCGCTCGACTTCGCCTGGCTTTCGGCTCCTCACCTACCGCGCCTGGCTACCTTTTCACCCGTCCCCCTCGAGGGACGCTTTGTGGCTGGGTCTTGTCAGGGCCGATCAAACTGCCGACCTGATCGCCGATCCATCCAAGCCCAACGTGATGTCAAACCTACGTAGCACATGATACCTGGGTATCCCAATCCTGTCAAGGCTTATCTCGGCGGAATCGTCCTGGAGCTTCCGGATTGCTCCGTAGAAGCGGGCTCCTGCAGGAATATGCCAGAAGATTTCTTTTGGGAAAAGGCCCTTTTCGCGTGATTTCCACCCTGCGTTTTTCCCCAAGGGCGCTCAAGGGCGCCGATGATTCGTCTTGCCTCTCGTTCGGCGTCCGTGTAATATATGGGGTGTCGGGCGTGTGACGGACGCAGCCCGCGACATGGGGAGGATCGAATCGGATGGCGTTGACTCGCAAGGACCTTGCCCGCATGGCCCGGGCACAGAAGACGAAGAACAGAGCGACCGCTCCCCGCCGCAAAGCCAAGCGCAAACGCAAGCCCCATGTCCATGCTGTTTCCAAGCGTCGATTCCTCAGGGCCCTCCGTGGGACGGGGGGCGTGAAGCGTCGAATCGCAGGACGCCTTGGCGCAACCCCTGAGTGTGTGCGGCAACTTCTACTCCGGCCGGGGTGGGACGACATCCGGGAGGCGTATGAGGAGGAGCGCGACCAGGTGATCGACCTCGCCGAGGATACCATCATCTACGCCATCACCAACCGCGCCGACATGGCCGAGGCAACGCGGAACGCCCGATGGTATCTCGAGCGCAAGGCACGTCATCTCGGCTATGGCGACAAGGTCCAGATCGAGGGCGGCGAGAACCCCATCCGTATCGCATCCATCGTAGCCGTGGACAGTCTCAACCTTCCCCTCGATATGAGGCGGCGTTTGCTTCGCGCCATCGAAACCCAGGACGGTAGTGACGATGTTCTCCGGCTCGCTGATCCCGACCCCTCCCTCCCCTCGCCTACCACCGATGCCAAGGAGACCCCGCAGGCCGATGGGTAGTGGCGCCACGACAAGAACCCGCATTAGCAAACTCGATCTCGAGGCCTCGGTGTGTCGGGACAGCTTCTACGATTTCCTCCAGCGTATGTGGCCCGTATTCATCCCCGAGGAGCCTGTATGGAACTGGCACATTGAGTATCTCTGCGCCGAACTTCAGAGCCTCGCGGAAAAGGTCCTTGCCCGGGAACCCAAGGACCACGACCTAATCATCAACATCAGCCCCGGCACGACAAAGTCCACCGTCTGTTCCGTCGCGTTTCCCGTCTGGATGTGGACACGAGACCCCACCATCCGCACCATCTGTGGATCGTATGCTGCCCACCTCTCCCTGTATCTTGGAACGCTTTCCCGGCGCATAGCAACTTCCGAACGCTTCCGGACCCTTTTCCCAGACGTCGTTCTCGATGAGGAGCAGAAGGGGCTCCTCACTACTTCCGCAGGCGGTCAAAGGATCTCAACTTCCACCGGTGGCGCTATTACCGGTTTCCATGGCCACGTCCTTATCATCGACGATCCAATAAATCCAAGGGGCGCTGTTTCCAAGGCATTCCTCACCGCTACCAATGAGTGGATTGACGACACGCTAATGACCCGGAAGATTGATAGACGCACCACCCCACTTATCCTAATCATGCAGCGTCTGGCAGAAGACGATCCTACCGGCCACCTCCTGGAGAAGGCGCGACAGCCTCATGCCTCCCCCGTCCGGCATATATGTCTCCCTGCTTATCTCACCCCAGGCGTCCGTCCTCATTCAGCCCGGGAGTATTATATCCCCGTTTCTCCCCCCGAGGATTCCCTCTCTTCCCGCGCCCCAGGCGAGGAGATTATTGAGACTCCTGAGGATGTTGTTACACAGGACCCTACACAGGACGATGAGGAGCCGGACGAGGTGGTGGGCCTTATGGATCCCATTCGGCTTTCAATGCAATGCATTGAAGGGGCCCGGGCGGAATTAGGAGATTGGGTATTCTCAGCACAGTATTTACAGCACCCCGTTCCGAGGGGTGGGGGAATGTTCAAGGTGGACCGTATTGTATTAGAGGACGATGTCCGAGGAAAGGGCACTATGAGGCTTGTGCGCTACTGGGACAAGGCAGGCACGCATGAGGCGGGAGCGTATACGGTAGGCGTCCTAATGGGCAAGGGCGCGAGCGGAGAATACTGGGTTCTCGATGTGGTGCGTGGGCAGTGGGAGGCGGCACAGCGGGAACGTCTTATCCGTCAGGCCGCGGAGGCGGATGGGGTGAATGTTACGGTAGGCGTTGAACAGGAGCCGGGAAGTGGGGGGAAGGAGTCCGCGCAGGCGACCATTCGGAGCCTTGCGGGGTTTACGGCTTATCGAGATCGTCCCACGGGGGACAAGGCGCAGCGCGCGGATCCTTATGCAACACAGGTCAATGATGGGAATGTCCATGTTCTAAAGCGCGCCTGGACGCAGGACTACATAGGGGAGTTACGGTTCTTCCCACGGTCGAGATACAAGGATCAGGTGGACGCGAGTTCCGGAGCGTTTGCGCGGCTGACCCTGGGCGGATTCGTTGCGGGAGGCCTGGGCGGGTCTACGCGTGCCCGTGTAGGCGCGGGCGGGAGGAAGAACGTATGAATACGTATGTGGGCCAAGATGCCGGGTCATTCGGGCTCTCCGGGTCCCGGAAGGTCGCGACCTCGGAGGGGCTTCCGCATCCAGGACGTGCCGATCATAAGGAGGAGACGTAGAAATGGGAGAAGCGCATAAGGACGTTTCGGAGCCTGTAGGGGCTGGGCCGGCCATGATGCTCAATGCTGTCCTCAGCCGCGCGGCCCTGATGGCGAAGGCCATGGACGGGGCCAACCGCAACCTCAACGACGAGTGCGGATACCCTGATACCATCTCGGTGGCGAACTACACGGATTACTACAACCGCGAGGGCGTGGCAAAGCGTGTGGCGCACTGCCTCCCCGATGAGTCGTGGACGTCTATGCCCCACATTTACGAGACGGAAGATGTGGAGGAGACGTTATTCGAGCTTGCGTGGGATGATCTCGACCGTCGCCTCCACCTCCTCCACTACCTGTATCGTGCCGACAAACTGAGCGGCATTGGGCGGTTCGGAATCGTTTTGCTGGGTCTCGACGATGGCAAGCCCTTGGAACAGCCAGTCGAAGGGATTGGGAACGACGGCCTGCCCGAGGATGGGTGGCGGGGTATGCGACAATACGACCTCCTCTATCTCCGCGTGTTTAGCGAGAACGTCGTCACGATAAAGTCCAAGGAGAAGGACACGACGAATCCTCGCTATGGGCAGCCTGTCTCTTACACTGTCGCGCTCGAGGACGTGACATTGGAAGGCTCCGTCTCATCAAAGGATAAGAAGACGGTCCACTGGACGCGCGTGCTGCATGTCGCGGACAATCGGGAGGAGAGCGAGGTGTTCGGCGTCCCGAGGATGCAGCCCGTATTCAATAGGCTCTTCGATCTCCGGAAGATCTTAGGGGCCAGCGCTGAAATGTTTTGGAAGGGCGCATTTCCCGGCATATCGTTTGAGATGCCCGCGGAGCTGGCTCAGGCTGGCGTGTCAATCGACCAGGAGAGCCTGGCCGAGCAGGTGGCCGATTATTACAATGGCCTCCAGCGATACATTGCCACCCAGGGCCTCACGGCTAAGAACCTCGCGCCTCAGGTCGTTAGCCCGACGGAGCACCTCGAGGCCCAGCTCAAAAGCATCGCCATTAGCCTCGGCATCCCGAACCGGATCCTCTTTGGGAGCGAGCAGGCGCAACTCGCGAGCACGCAGGATACCCGAACGTGGAACAAGCGTCTGGCACGTAGGCGAGAGGAGTACATCTCCCCAATGCTGATCCGTCCATTCATCGACCGTCTCCTGCTCCTTGGTGTGCTTCCCGACCCCGAGGACTTCTACGTCGAATGGCCTGACCTGGACGCACCGAGTGAGGGGGAGAGGGCCGACACCGCAGGCAAGATTGTCAAAGCCCTGGGAGATTATGTCAAGGGCGAGGTGGATATGCTTGTTCCGCCCGAGGAGTTCTTCTCACAGATCATGGGCTTCTCGCCCGACCAGATTGGTGCAATTATGGAGGCCGCTGCTACGTATGTAGAAAAACAGGATGAGGACGAGGATACCATCCCCGAACCTGTCATTCCTGCGGCCCCACAGGACGTGGAAGGCATCGAGGATCCGGCGCCCCCGCCTTCTCCTGTTCCGCCTGACGGCACATAGTAGACGACGGCCTCCACCCTTTTCTTGAGAGCTTACAATGAGGACCGATGGCGAAGGAGTCCAACTGGAATTCGTGGGCACCGAATGTCTGCGTCCAGGCGTGTGTGCGGAGAGCTGGGGGAGCTTCCGGGAAAACCTTGTGGGCGTGGATTGGCCTCGCTCCACCCTATACCTCAACATTGACTGCTGCCCCGCTCGATGGGAACCCGCAGCCCCGCGGGCGGAACAGGTGAGGGACGAGGCCGCCAAGGTTTTCGGCCGTGTGCTGTCACGCGTCTGTTCCAAGCCCAGTTTCCCCTCAGCAGTGGCATGGGGGTGGAGGCAACCGACGGGCCCTGAGTTCTTCTACTTACAAGCAGATTGGGTGCTGACGAGGCCCGTGGACGTGCGTGATCTGCTCTCCCTGCTCTGGAGCACCGACGATGGCGAACAGTATGAGTGGAGCGCAGTAAATCTGCGTGCTTACAATGACAATCACCACCGCGTGTGTCTGAGTCCGGTGCTCATCAAGTCCAGCGTTGCGGCAACGATTGCGGAACAGTTGGACGATAGTGCGGGCCCCGAGGCGCAGATGAGAGCACCGGAGTTCCGCGAAGGGGGACGAGGGTTAGGGGAGCCTTATCGCTCATACCACTGGCCGCTCCGGCAGGATGGGATCGTTGTGAAGGACATTGGACGCGAGTGGCTCAAGAAGCGCGGGATTGAGCATAAGGGCGGCAAGGCATTCGTCACCTGGCAAGGAGGATAAGTAATGATTCCACAGAAGGGTAGGTTGTCGATTCGGCTTTCCACAGTGGGAGCCCTGTGTATGGCGGTTGCTGGCATTTTGATCCTTATTCTTCCCGATGCCTGGGGCAGATGGATTGGGTTGGCGACAAGCGCGGTTGCTTGTCTCGTCCTTTCCACCATCGGGCTGTGGGGGGAGAGGATCCTGGCCGAGATCAACGACTGGTGGGAGGACGAGGTCATCCGCATTCAGCACCACGAGCAAGGGAGGGAAGTTCAGGAACGAAACGAGAGGGAAGAAAGAAACGAGAGGGAAGGAGAGGAATAGGAAGATGGCGACGAGCAGCATAATGGGGACACAGGAGAAGGACATCATGGACCGGTCAAAGGACTCCAGGGAGCCTCACTGTATCCAGTTCGGTGTTGAGGCGTTCAAGGACTACGCGAGCGACACCGCATACCGGATTCAGCGTGGGCTGGAGCTTATGGGCTACACCCCATACGGCCGACGGTTCCCGGGAGGACAGGACAGGACGGATATGGCGGGTGTTGTGCGTGATGTAGAGCCCGACATTGTGGTCGCGGAAGAATGGAATACTTGGAACCCCTCAATGTCTCAGCCTCCGTCGAAGGACGTGGGATTCGATGGCTACGATGAGGTGGGGCGGATGGAAGGGCTGCTGCGGGTGACGAAGCACGCGGACCCGTGGGGTCATCCGGACGCCCATCAGGAATGGCAGACACGATTCAATCCCCATGCCGTCCTCGTCCGCTACGACCCCGCCCAATGTATCAAGATCGCACCCTATATGGAGGGCCGGCGTCTCCTCCGCATCTACCATACCGTCGTGAGGGAGCTGTGTCCGGAGCCCTCGGCAGATGGACGGGATAAGGTGTGTCTGCTCAGTGGCGCCTCGAATAGGCGGAACTACCCGGTGCGTGGACGATTGTGGGACGACGTGAGGGGGCTGCAGAACTGGGAGCGAGATTTTACGATTCGCGCCCACCACCACTGGTCCCGGACCGACGGCTCGGCTGTGCCGGATTACATGGTGGAGCTAAGGCGCCATAAAGTGATGCTTGTTGGCTGTTCTCGATGGGATGTCGCGTTCAAGAAGCACTGGGAAGGAACGGCTGCGGGTTGCATTGTGGTTACCAATCTGTCCAGTAGTGTTCGGGTGCCGGGCATCGAGCCCAACTTCGTCCGTGTCCATGATGATATTTCCGCCCAGGGTTTGCGGGACTTGTGTGGCGAGCTTGCAGCTGACTGGGATGTGGAACGGCAGCGTCACTTTGCCAAGATCTGTGTGGACCGATATGACTTCCGGGTCGAGGCCGCCAGGATTCATGGGGTCCTCACCGAGCAGTGGCGGAGGGCGGGGGTTGGACAATCGAGGAGAAGAAAAGGGAGATAGGACCAATGAAATCCGTAAGCGAACAGTGGTGTATCCAGATCGACGTGACAAACGTCTGCCCCATCCAATGCTCCAACTGCACAAGGATGACCGCGCACGTCAAGGATCGACCATTCACAATGGCGCTTGACACATTCCACAAAGCGGTGGAAAGCGTGATGACATTCCCATCCGAAAGCGAGCTGGATGTGGAAGGGAGAACGAAGGTGATAGGTGTAATGGGTGGGGAGCCGACCCTTCACCCTGAGTTCCTCGAGATCTGCGAGATCATGGAGCAGCTCATTCCACAGCGAAAGAATCGAGGCTTGTGGACGAGCCTTGGTCCGGCCTACAGGAGGCATGAGAAGCGGATCAAAGAAGTGTTCGGGTTCCAGAATAAGAATCCGCACAAACCCCCCGCACGTCACCAGCCCGTGTTCATCGCTAGTGCTGAACTGGAGCCGGATAAGAAGAAGCGATATGCGCGGATATGGGACTGCTGGCTCCAGAATAGTTGGTGCGGGAGCATCACACCTAAGGGTGTGTTCTTCTGCGAGGTGGCCGGAGCGATGGATGTGCTTTTCAGCGGGCCGGGCGGGCTTCCCATCGAGCCGCTGTGGTGGAACAGGAGCCTGACGGATTTCCATGACCAGGTCCATCGCTGGTGTAATCGGTGCGGCATCTGCATGCCGTTGCCGGGCAGGATGGACAATGATCGTCACGACGATGTCAGCCCAGGGAACTACGCAATGCTGGAAGCTTGCAACAGCCCGGTGATGGATCGGTGTGTGGTCTTCGACTGCGCGGGCTACGATGTCGCGCAGTATGGGAAGGGCTGGGATCCACGTCGCTACCGTGACGTGTCAAAGGGCCGCACGATGAGGTCCGCGAAAACAGGAGCATAGGAGGTAGGATCAATGGTGCTGTTGGATTTTGAGCGGTTCGTCAAGGATGTTGATGTTGCGGCCGTCCGCGGGCGTCGAGGTGTTGTGGGCCCTACGTGGAATGACCTGAGGGTCTTGCTCAGGCTTCTCGAAGTTCGGAAACCTGTGACGTGTCTGGAGGTGGGAATCCACGAGGGACACACGGCGGCCCTGCTGCTGGATTTTGCGCCTGGAATCGGCCAGTATGTGGGAGTAGATAGAAAGCGGATGAATACAATGACGTCTGCTCCTGCCCACCCTGGCCGAATGGTCGAGGGCAATGGCAAAGTGTCGCTTCTGCTGCACGAGAAGGGCACGCGAGGTATCCCTTGGCAGGATGTTCCGCACGCGCCATTCGACTGGGCGCTTATCGACTCCGACCATTCCCGCACGGGAACAAAACAGGCCACCGAATGGGCTCGCCATCTCATCCATGACCAGAGCATTGTCATCTGGCATGATTACAATGTGCCTTCCCAATATCATCCGGGAGGGCCGGTGTTCGGTGTTACCCAATATCTCGATGAGTTGACGGAGCAGGGTGCACACTTGGTCGGGTTCCGGGACCCCAAGCGATCGAGCAGTTTTGTATTCCAGTTCATGGAGGATACGGAAGGAGATTGGAAATGTCCCTCCTAACTGTGATTGTCTGTGTCAACTACGACGACCTGCTGGGCATTTCATTGCCCTCCATTATCAGGGAGGTGGGGCACGACCTGGACAACGAGATCGTTGTGGTGACAAGTCGGAAGGACAGCGCAACCGTGCGTGTTGGGCAGAAGGCTGGTGTGTGCGTGTTTCAGACTGATGCCTTTTACACGCACGGTGCGGCGTTTAGCAAGGCGGCTGCGCTCAATGCGGTGCTGGAAGATTGGCGAACGTGCAGGCCGGAATGGGTCCTGACGTTGGATGCGGATATCGTGTTCCAGCCAGGAATGGGACGGGTGATCGAGGCGGAGGCGACGGAGAAGAATGTTCTTTACGGGGCATCGAGGGTGGGATGTTCCAACCTCGAAGCGTGGGAAAACGGCGGGCCATTTCCTCCGATCAAGAACCCCTGTGAACTGCCCGGGTTTCTCCATTGTTTCTGGACGGGGCAGTTGTCGCCACCTCCTTGGTATGATGCAGAATACGAGCACGCGGGAGGATACGACAGCGCCTTCCAGAAACGATGGGATAAGGCGCACAAGAAACGCTTCTCGCTCCCGGTCATCCATCTCGGCAATCTCGGCGAGAACTGGTATGGGCGCTTGACCGAACGGTGGCAGGGCAAGTCGGTAGGGGCTCCTTCCCGTGCTGCGATCTCCCGGGTTAGGCAGCACCACGCAGAACTTAAGGTTCAAGGCGTTCCCGGCCGTGATCGTAAGGAGGCCAAGTTGTGATAGCTGTGGCCCAACGAGATCCTAGTCGCACTACCATGCTCCGCCAGGCGTTTATGCGCGACATGCGGAAGCGCTTCCGTGCGATCCAGAAGGCTGTGACGGAACTGGTTGCGGAGGAGGACGTTTTTGGCTTGGCTCCTCCCAATATCTTTTCCGGCTTACAGGTCAACATAGAGCCCCAGGCATGGCGATTCCAGACGAATCCGCAGAAGCTCACCTCGTTCCGGACCTGGTTCCAAAAGCAGGTGAATGAGGGGGTGCTCGAGGTGGACGGCATCACAGGAAAACCTTGGACTGCGAAGTATGTAAATAGCGCTTACAAGAAGGGCGTCCTAAGATCCTACACCGATGCTCATAAGGAGGAGTTCGGCAAGCCGGCTGGATTCTACGAAGGCTCGAAGGAGGAGTTCCTGCGGAGCTCCTTTGCCTCCCCCGAACGTGTGAGCAAGATGGAGCTGTTGAGCACCAGGTCGTATGAGGATCTGCGCGGGGTCTCCGCTACGATGTCCCAGCGTATGGCACGGACGCTGACATTGGGAATGGCGGAAGGACGAAACCCGCGGGAACTCGCGCGGCAGTTGAATAGGACCGTCGCGAGCCTCACCCGCACGAGGGCCCTCACGATTGCGCGGACCGAGATCATCTATGCTCATGCGGAGGGGCAATTGGATGGGTTGGAAGATCTTGGTTTCAAGAAGGTCTCGGTCCAGGTTGAGTGGATGACGGCCGGCGACGAGCGGGTGTGCGATAGGTGCGCACATCTGGAAGGTGTGGTGATGAAGATTGCTCAGGCGCGAGGTCTCATTCCACTCCACCCCAATTGTCGCTGTGCGTTTGCGCCTGCCATGTCTGACTACAGACGCCCGGGACAGAAGTGGGGCCCCTCGTCCGTTCGGAAGCGTCTTGAGAAAGCCGGGGCTTATGACCAGCGGGGCGGGGCGTTCAGGAGGGCGGGGGTTATTGCAAGGACGCCACGGCAGCGGATTGCAAAAGCTGTGCGAGGCAGGCAGGCTACAATGGGCCCGGTAGCAGGCAAGGAATCGAACGAGAATCTTATGATTCGCCTGGTCCAGGAAGGTAAGACCGAGGCGGAGATAGAGGAGGTGTTTTTTGCCCGCTACGCAGGCAAGGGAAAGACGGAGGCCTGGATGCGGGAGCGCATTGCAACATACCGAAGGACAGCCGCAAGGAAGCTCAAGGCTACACCGTCTGTTTCTAAGCCTGCAGCCCCGGCGCCACCGTCACCTACGGCGGGACCTTCGCTGGAGCGGGTGGACCTCAGGGGGCGGCGGTCGGTTTTCAAGGCGCTGGAGGAATACGATCCTCATTTCCAGAAGCTTGTAGATCGTGCAAACGCGACAATTGGGAGCCGAGGCACACAGGGCGTACAGGAGATATTAGATGCAACGAAGGTTGAACTGAGGGAGTTGAAAAGTGCGTTTCGGAGGCTAAAGGAAAGCGGCCCCCAGCATTGGGAATATTGGAAGACGCCGGAGTATAGAGAACTCAATGTCCGAATTACCGCGGTCAAAAGGAGGGCAAAGGATGCAATTGATGGAGGGGCGGCCGGGAGGGACGTCTGGCTCAAAGCATGCCAAGTTGCCCCGGACGAGGCTGCGGGTATTGCTGGAGTGAATGTTTCGCCGGAGCTCTCGTGGACGACTAAGAAGAAGGTGGATAAATTGGTGGACGATGTGCGGAAGTTGGTTCGTAAGGATGCTCTTAGGGGAAGACAGAAGAGCATGAGCCCTATTGAGTTCGTCCTGGATAGATCTACAACGCGATCTCATTATTATCGACGAGCCCCTGAAACGTACGTTGATCCTGGAAGACCGCTTGCCTCAGCCAAGATGGGGGCAAACGCCCCGCCCGGGACGTTCGTCCATGAGTTTGGCCACCATATCGAGGATCAAAATAAACACTTCAAGAATCGGTGTAATGCGTTGGTCAAGGGACGGGCGAAGAAGAGGGGCGTCAAGCTCCAGCATTTAGGGGACCGTTATGGCCTGGATGAAATGGGACTGCCTACAGAGGACTGGATGGATGCCTATTGCACCAAGGTTTACAGGAGCGGGGATACCGAAGTGATGAGTATGGGGTTGGAGCTCTTTTACAAAGACCCTCAGAAGTTTCTGGAAGGGGATCGAGAACATTTCAAGCTCATCGTTGGGCTGTTACGAGGAGAGATATAATGGCTACCTGGGCATGCAAAGTTGGGGATGCTGATGCCGTCTACTTTTCGATGAAAGAGGAATGGGTGGTGGAGGGAGATGCGGATCTGCAGAATGCCCTCAATGGCCTGCACGAGCCGGACGATGACGAGCTAATAGAGATGGGCATAGGCACCCATGTTGGCGCTGCAAGCATCCGCGTCCAATACGCCATGGGAGTATTCGAGGGGGAGATTGTTTTGGGCCCTCCGCCCGAGTTCGTCAAGGGGAGGGTGTATTGAGATTTACGTATCGGAATCTAAGGAGGTATAGAAGTAGACGCTTTGGGATTTCTTCGGATTTTCTGTCGTGGAGGTTGATCCGCCTATGTCGGATCTTGTATGATGCCTTTGTGAAGGGAAAAGAAGATGACGACGAATGAGGTGGAGGCACCCAGACGCATGGCGAAGAACAAAAATTCCTTCCAGCAGATCACGGTCAACTTTACCCCGTCCGTCCGACACGACACAATGGAGGGACGTCCCTACCTGGTCGTGCCGATGGTGATGCTTACGGAGGGCGTTCACACCGGCAGCAATGGCGCGATCTTCTACCCGGCTGAAGAGCTTGCCAAGACCTCGCAAGTTTGGAATCACAAGCCCATCGTTGTTTACCACCCGCAGTTCCAGGGCAAGGCCGTGAGTGCGTGCGATCCGGACATCTTGACCAACCGTAAAGTTGGCGTGGTAATGAACACGTCATTCTCCGATGGCAAGCTAAAGGCTGAGGCTTGGCTGGAGGAGGAGAGGCTGAAGGCGGTGGACGTGCGCGTGCTCGAGGCCCTGGAACAGGGCACGCCGATGGAACTTTCTACGGGGCTCTTCTCCGCGAATACCTACACCGATGGCGAGTGGGAGGGAGAAGCCTACGAAGCAGTCGCGCGTGGATATGGCCCCGATCACCTGGCGCTGCTGCCGGACAAAGTGGGCGCCTGTTCGTTGGCGGACGGCGCGGGACTTATGGTCAACAGGGAGGGCATGGAAAAGATGGACTTCGAGCGCATAGGCAGGGCTGTGGTGGACACATTGGCCGCTACCGGCAAGGGGCAAGGGCAGGAGGCGGAGAAGCAGGGCACGGGTGGAACCGATCTGTGCCACTGTCCTGAGTGCGGGGCAACGGCGAACCATGAGCGAGGCACGCCTTGCAATGAGACGAGCTGTCCGAAGTGCGGGACAGCGATGACTGGCGTGGCCCCTGCGACCAATCGGTCTCGTGTGTGTGTGAACTGCGCTACTGTCTACCAGGGGCTCCCGGATGATGAACAGGAGAGCCGGGTCTGTGCGAACTGCGGCGGCACATTGGTTGCGGTGGTTTGGAATGAGCAATCGTATAGGGAGCTGCAAAAGGAGGTGGAAGCGCTCCTTCCAACGGACGGGGAGGACGGGGCGGTTCCATATCCTTACGTTGAGGACCTGTTCCCCGATCACGTTATCTATGATCGAGGGGGCCGTTTGTTCCGCCAGGATTTTCTGAAAGTGGATGGCAAGATCACGCTCAAAGGGCTCCCCATCGAGGTTGTGCGGGTAACTCAATACGAGCCGATTACCAATGCTTCCATAACGGAGGACGTGAAGATGGGCAAGGAGAAGAAGGAACTCGTGGACGCGCTCGTCGCGAACGCGGGCACAGAGTGGGACGAGGACGACCGCGAAGCGCTCATGCAGCTGGAGGATGACATGCTCGCAAAGATGATCCCGGTTGTCAATGAGCAGGAGGCGGAGGTCGAGGAGCCCGTTACGAAGGATGTCCCGGAAGTCGAGGCCCTGGCTGCCAATACCGAGGTTGAGGCCAAGAAGCCTGTGACGGCGGAGGAGTACGTCCAGAACGCGCCGCCCGAGATCCGCGACATGCTCGCCGCCGGCCTCCAGACGCATAAGGCCCAGCGCGCTCATCTGGTCGCTGCCATCGCAGCGAACGAGGCGTGCAAACTCACGCCGGACTTCCTGAACGCCCAGCCGCTCGACGTGCTGCACAACATGGCACAGATGACGGCACCCAAAACGGCAACCCCGGGCGAAGCGGCGCCGACATACGAGGGTCTGGGCGAAGTCGCGTCCACGACCAAGGAAACGCCGCTTGTGGTGCCCGTGATGAACTTCGAGGGCACGGACGGGGACTAAGCGCCCCCGCTGTTGCCGGGTCAGTTTTCTCTCTTTCGGGTTCTTGAATGTGGACCACATGGTCGAAAGACGTGGACCACATGGTCGAAAGATGTGGATCACAAGGTCGAGATAAGGAGACATTAGAATGTCTGCCAATCGCATCCAGTTGAGCGGAGGTTTCCGGACCGAGGAGGCAACGGCAAGCGGGGCGGTGACGCCCGGCATGCTGCTGGAAGAGGATTCCAGCGCCGAGGTCAAAGCCCATGCCACTGAGGGCGGCTACTGTGAGCGACTCTTTGCTATCGAAGATGCGCTGCAGGGCAACACGGTGGATGACGTTTACGCGGACGACGCCCTCGTCCAGTTCCATGTTGTGGACCCCGGGGCCGAGGTGGACGCGCTCATCAAAGCCGGTGAAAGCATCGTCGTGGGCGAGAGACTCATCAGTGCGGGCGACGGCACCCTGATTGCTGAGGGTAGCGTTTCGTCCGGCACCACCATTCAGCAGATCATCGCGAACGCCAGGGAGGCCATCGACCTGAGCGCAAGTGGGACAAGCGATACCTGTGCCAAGGTCCGTGTCGTGTAAGCGGTCACCAGGTTGTGTGATCGAGCATGAGGCGAGACTTTCGCATGGACTCAAACGTAAGGAGAACAAAGATGGATTTCATCCTCAACGGACGGCCGAGCGGGAATGTTGCGGAGACCCTGCTGGCCCACAACTTCGACGTGGGTGCCCTTCGTCCCTACACGGGACTGGATGGGCGGACGTATGTTACGCTCACCCAGAACGGCATCCCCAGCGCCATTCCTATCGCCAATGCAACAGCGACGCTGCGGAAGGATGACTGGAAGATCCTGGACGATGCCATCGTGAAGGCAGCGAAGCCCCGTCTGCGTGCCGTTGCCGATCTGCGCAGCCGTGGGCTGAGCTTCGCAATTCCCAACGGGATGGGCAAGACGGTCCTCGAGACGGAGAACCAGTCGGATATCTCCGCTGCCATCATTAGCATGGATGGCTTGCGGGAATCCGAAGGTGACCGTCCGCAGTTCGATCTGGTCAACCTGCCCCTGCCGATCATCCACAAGGATTTCCAGTATTCGGCAAGGCAGATTGCAGCCAGTCGGAATGGGGGCAGCCCCCTCGACACCACGACGGCCGAACTGGCTGCTCGCAGGGTTGCAGAGATGGCGGAGCAACTGCTTTTGGGCGTCGCGAGTTCCTACGCCTTCGGCGGCGGGACCATTTACGGATACGTCAATTATCCGAACGCCCTCTCGAGGTCCCTCACGAGTCCCACTGCTGTAGCCTGGACGCCGGCAACGACCGTTCAGGAAGTGCTGCAGATGCGGCTCCAGTCTCAGGACGCTTTCCACTACGGGCCGTGGATGCTCTACTGCTCGCCCAACTGGGACGTCTACATGGACGATGATTACTCCGCGTCCAAGGGCGACAATACGCTTCGCGAACGGCTCGCGAAGGTTCAGGGCATCGAGGGTGTCTCAACGCTTGACTACCTGACGGACTACTCGTTGGTGCTGGTCCAGATGACAGCTGACGTGGTCCGGATCGTGGTCGGCATGGAGATCACCACGGTGCAGTGGGAATCCCGAGGTGGCCTGCAGCAGAACTTCAAGGTCATGGCCATTTTGGTCCCGCAACTGCGCACGGACCAGAACAGCAACACTGGCATCGTTTACGGTAGCGTTGACGAGTAAGACGGTGTCAACGGCTGACGTGGACGGTTGAGCGTAGTCTACTCAATGCTACACAAGGAGGGATGAGACAATGGGGCGATTCAGACTACTCGGTAGCAGGCATCAGGACAGGGCCGGGAAGAACTACGTGCGAGGCGATATCGTCGAATCCGACGGTGACCTCATGCGAGCCTTCCCGGAGCGTTTCGAGGTTGTCCCGAAGGCCGTGCCGAAGGTTGTCCCGAAGGCCGTGCCGAAGGTTGCCCAAGCCGGCGCGCAAAAGGAGGAGGGCGAGCCCCCCGTTTCGCCCTCCTCCCGTCCAGAGCCGGTCATTCCCGTTAGCGTCCCTATACCGCCCCACGCTGAGCCGACGCCTGCCGATGGGCAAGACCACGGGCAAGCGGCCCAGAGGCCAGCGAAGGCGGGGAAAAGGCGCGACAAACGCGGTCTCAGGCGCACAGCGAGCTTCCCGCTCGCAATGGACGCCGATCTTGGGGTCTTCAGGCGTGGGAAGTATTATTACGTCTACGATCTTGGTAAGGACGCTTCGGCGAAGCCCCTGAACAAGACGGGGATGAAACGGTCCGAGGTGGACGGTTTCATCCTCGATCTGGAGTAGCGTGTGGAAACCCCATGGACGCCCAGTCCTATGTGGAACGGGAAGGCCTGCTACATTATTGGGGGCGGGCCTTCCTTACGCTCCTTCGATTGGTCACTGCTTGAGCATGAGCATGTGATTGGATGCAACGCCGTCTTTCTGCTTCCCCCTGGAATCGTCGATGTTCTGCTCTTCGGCGACCGGGTGTTCTTGGACACATACGAGAAGGAATTGGAAGCATTCGACGGCCTGGTAGTTACATGCCTTCCAAGCCTCGTTGCTCGTGATGATGGCTCCCGTCCTTGGTTGGGAAAGATGTGTCGTCAACCCAGGGGCCTGGGCGTGAAGAACACGCTGGCCTGGAACGGGAACACAGGCGCGGCAGCAATCAATCTTGCCCTTCTGTTCGGGGCCCAATGTGTCTACCTATTGGGCTTTGATATGAGGCTCCAGGATGGGGAGAACAATTGGCATGATAAATCCTGTTTCAAGCCGAAGGAGGATGTCTTCCAACGCTTCCTTAGGGGGTTTGATTACTTGGCGGAAGCCCTGCCCAAAATCTTCCCAGGACGACGGGTGGTCAACGTGACGGATGATAGCGACCTCCACCACTTCTCCAAGGAGGCCTTGTGTGAGCACTTCGCCTCAGCGGCTGGCATCCCAAGATAATGAGGATTGGAAAATGGCCCTTTCGGAACAGGATCGTGAATGGGTGCGGGCAATTGTCACGGCTGCAATTGCGGAGATGGCAGAGCAGACGCAGGAGGGGATGCGGAAGGTGGTTGAGCATCATGCGGAGAACTGCCCGAACATGATGCAAGGCAAGGGGGTGCTCATCGGTCTGGTTTTGGGTGCGGCAATAGTGGGTAGCGGATTGTCGGTGGGGTTCGCAAAGCTTCTTCAGCTTCTCAACTGAGACTGGAGGTAGGCAATGGCGGCACGTGTAACAGCGGATGAGGTGAAGGAAATCATTGAGGTGGATGTTTCCATCACCAACCTCAATCCATTCATCGACGCTGCCTCCAATCTGGTAACGGACCTGTGTAGTAGCAGCAGCTATGTTGCAGCAAAGCTAAAAAGGATTGAGCTGTGGCTGGCTGCCCATTTCGTCGCCATCCGGGACACGAGGCCGGCAAGCGAAGGCATTAGTGGAGGGCCCTCGGTCAAGTATCAGAGCAAGGTGGATCTTGGGCTCAATGTTACGCATTACGGACAGATGGCTATGCGGATAGATACGGCGGGCAATCTGCGCAAAGCCGACAAGGGTATCAGGATTGTAGAAGGGTCCATGACTTGGCTTGGGAGCGACTTGTCGTGAGCATCATTACCAAGATCCAAAAGCAGACGGCTGTCTACTGGGCGCCAAGTTCCGTGACTGAGTTTGACGCCTTCGGTAAGCCGGTGGTGATAGATCCGGTGCAACTGAAGTGTCGGTGGGACGAGGTAAACGAGGAGTTTGTAGCGCCGGATGGCACACGGCAGGTGAGCAGGGCCAAGGTTTTTATCGAGTCCGACGTGGAGCTGGGTGGGGTGCTGATGCTTGGAACATTGACGGAGGCCGAGGCCAGTGGATTCGCGGATGATCCCAAGGAAGAGGACGGCGCGTGGGAGATTCGAGCGTTCAGGAAGATTGGGAATCTCAAGGCTACCGAGTTTCTGCGGATCGCTTTCTTGTGAGGTGCAGCAATGGCGGACGGTATTACCATGCGAGTCTTGGGAATCCCAAGGGTCTTGGCGAACTTGCGGAAGCAGCGTGCAAAGGTCCGCAAGGGGATAGGGGATGGGCTGAAGAAGGCCGGGCTGTTCCTGATTCGGGAATCCATGAAGGTCGTCCCAGTGGACACAGGGAACCTCAGAGCATCCTGGTTTGTGGGGGCGACGGGGGAGAACGAGAATACCGTAGTGGCGGTGGGATATAGCGCTAACTATGCCGTGTTCGTCCATGAGAATCTTGATGCCACCCACGCTCCGGGCAGGGTAGCAAAGTTCCTCGAAAAGCCGGCCCGCCTTTACGGAAAGCAGATGGTTGAGATTGTGCGGAAGGAGGCAGGGGTCTAATGGATCATAGCCCTGCTGAAATCCTCGCGGCACTGCTGAAGGACGAGGGTCTCTTTACCGCCTACGATGCTGGAGCCTCGTGGCCTGTTTTTGTGAGCTCTATGCCTGATGGAGGCGGCGTTGAGCATGATTGTGGTGCCGTCTACGACACCGCGGGCGTCCAGGAGGAACGGCTTCTAAGCGGAGAAAACACACAGCGCTATGGATATCAGGTGAAGGTGCGGGCGCTGAGTTACAACGCGGGCTGGGTCAAAATTACTGCTGTTGCGGACCTTTTCGAGACCGCACATAATGCGGTGGTCACCATTGGAGATGACTCTTACAAAATCGAGTCCATCTCACAAGACGCGCCTCCGATTGCCTTAGGGCTGGAGCCTGGAACAAAGCGACGGAGTCTGGTCACCCTAAACGGTTTGATAAGACTGGAAGGAGAGTAAGATGAGTAATGGAATCAGTGGGTTTGGCACTACGTTGAGTGGAGCGGTGAGCGGCGTCATTGTCGAGATTACCCGTATCGGGATCGACGGCATGGACGTGCCTGAACTCGATGTCACCACCATGGCGAGCACGAGTGGCTGGCGTGAGTTCATCGCGGGCCTGAAAGATGCGGGCGCGCTCACGCTCGACCTGCTCTACGAGAAGTCCCAATTCAGCACCATGCTGGGAATTCTGGGCGGGACCGTCGAGGCGTGGACGATCACGCTGCCGGACAGTTCAACCTTCGTCGTTGATGGCTTCCTGAAAGGGTTGGGGGCCGAGATCCCGATGGATGATAAGATCCTCTCGTCCGCCTCGCTGAAGCTGAGTGGGGTGCCTGAGTTTACCGCGTCGAGCGGTTGATGACGTATCCGCGTTTCCTCGTGTCTGAAAGGATGGGGCCAGATGGGTATTCTGGGAAGAGATGAAATTCTTGCCAAGACAACTCTGAACCGCGAGCTTGTGGACGTTCCCGAGCTCGGGGAGGATGCGCAAGTATGGGTGCGCGGGCTGACCGCCTTCGAGCGGGACGAGTATGAGCAGAGCCTGCTCCGGGCGAAAGGTTCCGGTCGGCGCCAGCAGCTCGTTCCGGCCTTTATGAATGCCAAGGCCAGGCTCTGCGTGAAGTGTGTTGTGGACGAGGCTGGCAATCGAGTCTTCTCCGACCGTGATGCAGACGCCCTGGGCAAGACGCCCGCAGCTGCACTGGATCGGATTGTCCAGGTGGCGCACCGCCTGAGCGGCATGTCAATAGAGGATCTCGAGGACCTGACGGGAAACTCATTGAGCGCCCAGGGCGAAGATTCGCCTTCAAGTTAGCGTTGGCCCTCGGCGCCCGTAGCGTTGCGGACATGCTTCAAGGCATGAGTTCCCGAGAGTTCCAGGAATGGATGGCCTATGATGCTTTGTGTCCATTCGGAGACGAGCGTGCCGACTTCAGGGCCGGCACGATTGCAGCTCCACTCATCAATCTGTGGTCCGCGAAAGGATCGAAGAAAGCGCGGCCTAAGGATTGGATCCATATACCCTCGGAGCTGCACGAGGAACAGTCCCCCGAGGACATGAGGAGGATTTTGGAAGCGATAGCAGAAGCCGCAGGATCGAACGCCTCAAAATGAGGGTAAGAATGCCATGGCCAACCTGGGCACATTGAGCCTAATGTTGAAAGCCCGTTCCGCTCAGTTCAAGCGGGCAATGACCCAGTCTACTATGCAAGTCAAAAGCATGGGGAGCACTGCGAAGGTGGCGGCAGGATCCCTGCTCCGCTATACGGCCGCCTTCGCGGCGATTGGTGTTGTAGGCCTGGTGGCTGCGCGGCACTCGATGAAGATGGAGGATCAGCTTGCCCGGGTATCCACGATGCTGGATGCCGGGGCAATGAAAGTCCTCCCGGGTTACAAGATCGCACTGAGGAACATGGCGGAGCAGTTCGGCGAGTCGACCGAGAGCCTGAGCAAGGGGCTCTACGATATTCTCAGCGCGAGCGTGCCGGCTGGCCAGGCCCTTGGCGTTCTCGATATCTCAGCCAAGGCAGCGGTTGCAGGCCTAACGGATACGGGTGTAGCAGCTGACGCCATCACAACTATTCTCAATGCTTACTCTATGAAAGTGAGCGAGGCCGGCCGGGTGAGCGATGTAATGTTCGCCATTGTAAAGCGTGGCAAGACTACCTTCGCCGAGTTGGCTCCCAGCATCGGGCGTGTGATGTCTACTGCGGCTATTGCTGGGCTGAAGCTGGAGGAGGTGGGTGCGGCCATGGCGACGATGACCCGGGCCGGGATCAACACCAATGAGAGCGTGACAGCATTGAATGGAATGTTGAGAGCGTTTTTGAATCCTACTGAGGACGGGATTGCGGCCGCAAGAGAACTTGGCTTTGAACTCAATACCTTGGCCCTGCGTGAGGAGGGGCTTGTCGGGATTATGCAGCGCATGAGCAGCGCCTCCGTTGAACAACTGGCAGCCATCAGTCCGAGTATCCGGGGGATGAAGGGCTTTGCTGCAGCCCTCCAGAATACTGAGGGGTTTGCGGAAGACTATGCCATAATGCTGAACTCGGCGGGTATGAGGCAGGAGGCCTTTGACAAGATTACAAAGACGACCAGCTTTGGCTTGAAGCAGATGCGAGCGTCGCTGGGAAATGTGGTATCGGAATTGGGCGAGTCTCTCTTGCCTGCGCTGCAGTGGGTTGGGGAGGCCTTTACAAAGATCCGTGTATCTGGCGTCAGCTTCACTACACAATTGATAGGAATGTGGTTGGAGTTGGGGAAGATGTGGTCAGGATTCACCACGTCGATGCTGACCGATTGGGACGGGTTCATCATCGGAATGAGGAAGGGTTATGTTTATCTGAAGGTTGGGTTCGTCTCCCTTATTGGTGTGATCGTTGGTTCGTTTAGTGCAGCGCTGGACTTTATGATGTCAGGTGTGAATAGGTTGATCCGTGGGATCAATAAGATCCCGAAGATTTACATTCCTGAGTTTGAGTTCAAAGCGACCGAAACCTTTATGGACCCCTTTCTCGATAAGGTCGAGGGATATAAGCAGGACGTGGAGGGCCTTGAGGCGGAGTTTGCTGGGAAGGCCGCAACACGGATGGGCAAGCATGCGGCATACGTGCAGCTGATGGACGCAGCCCAGGAACAATTGTATGCTGGCTACTTGGAGAAGATGAACTTGGCGCGGGAAGGAAAGGCTCCCGAGGATGCAGGGGGGAGCGGGGTCGATCCTGCGGAGCGGCAGCGGCTGCTGGATGAGCGGCGTAGACAGGGAGCAATGATGGCCGAGGGGCGACGGATAACAGAGCAGATGCGAGGCCCCCTCGAAGTCTACACCGCTGAGGTGGAGAAATTGGGAGCACTGGTGGACTCCGGTGCAGTCTCGCAGATGGTCCATGCTCGTGCGGTAGATGCGGCTTATGCAAGGTTGCAGGAGGCGCGCGGGGAGGAGACCGGCTTTGGACAGGAGGCTGCAGGCACATTCGCCAGCGCACGTATCGAAGCCATTGTCGGAACGAACCGCGCGGAGGAGCGGACGGCAAACGCAACAGAGCGGACGGCAGGTGCTCTTGAGTCGATGATGAAGAGCGGAGAAGTGAATTGGGCCTGGATGTTTGGAGCAGAATGATATGGCAATCACTGTTGAACAGAAGCCGGATCAGAACATAGGAACCGGAGACCGTGCGGGCGCTACTCAGGAGTACCTGATCCGAGGCACAGCCAATCCGGTTGCTGCCAAGAACGCTCTCCTTGCGGAAGCCCCAAGCACGCTGGATTCGGGAACGGATGTGCTCGTGCTGGCGGGCGGCAATGTGACAGCGGTCAAGGTGTTGTCAAGTATTCCTGCGGCGGACTGTGTGTGGGAAGGAACGGTAGCGTATCGACGACGGCAGCGGCAGCCGGCAACGGGGGACAAGGTCGTCAACTTCAGCACCGCCGGCCGCACTGAGCATATCACACAAAGCCTTGCCACTCCGCATAGGTATGCTGAAGTGGGTGAGACGGCAACAGATTATCTTGGCGCCATCGGTGTGAGTAAGGATGGCGTCCAAGGGTGTGATATCCAGATGGCTGTCTACGAATATAGCGAGACACATTACCTCGATTCCAACCTTGTCACAAGCGATTACAGGCGGTTGCTAAAGGACTTGACGGGCAAGGTCAATAACGCAGCATGGCGAGGTGCGGCGAAGGGGGAATGTTTATTCCTTGGAGCGTCAGGTTCCTGGCGCGGGGAGAATGCGGATTGGGAAATATCATTCCGCTTTGCGCTTGTGGAGAATCGGACGAACATTACCATAGGCGACATCACGGGGATCGAGAAGGAAGGCTGGCAATACTTGTGGGTCCAGTTTGAGGATGATGAAGATGCTGTGACAGGGTATTGGAGACAGAAGCCCACGTCCGTCCACATTGAGCAGGTCTACGAATATGAGGACTTCTCCTTGCTTGGCATAGGGAGCTAACCGATGGCAGGAGGCGATTCATTCCGGCGTGTCCAGACAGGCGACCGTATGACCATCCAGCCCGATGCGTGGAATGCGTTGATGGACCTTACACAGCATACACGGGAGGGTCAGCCAGGGGCAAAAGCGCGGCCTCTCAAGGGAGCTCTAAGGGCGGGTGAGGTCGTTGCCCGAAACGTCCATGCGGAGAAGGCGCCCTGGCGTGGAATATGCGAGCTCTGCGCTGTTGGGGATTCCGTGGCCCAGGTCGAGATCACAAAGCCTGGAGACGCGGCGGGCGTCGGGGTGTATGGGATCCTGACCACACCAATTAAGTCCGGGAGCTATGGTCGTGTGGCCTTGTCTGGAGGGCCGTGGGAAGTGACGTGCGCGGGGGTGGTGCCGGGGGATAATATTGGTCCGCGTGACGGCAACTGGGTTGGTGTGGCAGAGGAAGATGCGTCCGAGGTTATCCTGTCCGTAGCGCGGGGCACATTGGACGGAGTCGTTGTATGTTTTTTTAGCGACCATAATACTCCGGATGCACTGACCGCCTATTACCCGGCGACCTACAAGATGGTTGAAGCAGGCACGCCGCCCGCGTGTGGGGACGTGTGCTCCCGCTACGATCCGGGCACGGCAACAGAGACCGGCTCGCGCTTTGCCCTTTTCCGATATGCCTCCCCACTAACCGCCAGGATGCTCAAGGTGGCTGGAGGGGTGGTCCCGTATTTTGCGCACCCGCCGAGGCCGAGTTATGGCCCACTTGTCGCTATCTTTGCTTCATCCTGGGCAACGGGAGGGATGGTCGCGCAGGAATCGGTGTGGGGCGAGGCCACCGCTTATATCATCAAAGAGGCGTTTGATCTGGCGGACGTTTCCGCATGGGCGGATGTCCTGGCTCTGACGACGGAAAGCGTTGGCGTGGGGCAGCCAAGCGCAACAGCATACTGGGCCCCGGGAGCGACCGCGGATTACCTTTATGTCCGCGCCGGGGGCGGGAGCGTCTATTCCAAAACGTGGGCGTTGACCCGGGTCCGGTTGTTCTCCCCCATTCCCATTTATGGGTTTGCTTTGCGCGTTGTCGCCGGTGGCTACTATAGTGATTACGTGGACGCCTGCCTCGGGAACATCTACACCGGCTTGGACTACAGCGCCCTCGACCACGCGACCTACTGGCCTCGTATCATCGTTGATCCTTCGGACGCCATCGTTGATGGCAAGGAGCAGTGACACTAAGGAAGGAGTTGTGAAATGAGTTTTGGAGATTACTGGGAGAATAAGATTCTCGATCACGTCTTTGACAAGGCGGCCTACCCGGCGCCTGCGAACATTTATGTGGCCCTCAGCACGGCGGACCCCGGTGAGGCCGGTGGCAGTATCGCAGAGCCGTCTGGAGGGAGCTATGCCCGTGTCTCTACGGCCCCTGCGGACTGGAACGCGGCAGCGGCTGGCTTGACGAGCAATGCCAATGCCATCACGTTCCCGGAAGCCACAGGGAGTTGGGGGACCATTACTTACTGGGCCCTCTATGATGACAGCTCCGGTGGAAACTTCTTGGGCAGCGGCGCCTTGGATGAGAGCAAGGTGATCGGCAGCGGCGACCAGCTCAAGCTCGATGCGGGAAACGCGGAAGTCACCCTGACATAATGAGGTGGATACATGGCGGAAGTCGCGGCCAGCGGCCTTATTGTAGGCGCTGGGGCCCTTAGCGCTACCCCATTGCGTATAAGAGCGGCTACGGGCACGATTGCGGCAGCAAGCGCCGTAGAAGCTGCCGCAGGCGTCTTGCGCAAGGCGTCAGGGACGATTGCGGGAGTGAGCACGTTCAGCGAGCCAGTAGCGGTAAGATTTTGGTGGCCTCTGCTCGAGGTGTATGTTGATGAGGCAGGGGAGGAGAAGCGTCGGATTAGTTGGGACATTACAGACCTGTTGGAGGAGGTCGAGGTCCGGTTTGACGGGGTCCTCTTCAACAGGGTCGTTGGGGGTGAGATGAATGTGCCGGCGGATGTTGAGATCCGGCAATACATAGACATCTGGGACGAGCCGCCAAGGACGATTACAACCCCGCTTGACAAGGTATCCTTGGACTGGACAGCAACGTCTGCAAAGAGCCAGGTGTGGCGGCGTGTGGATGGAGGGGATTGGGAACTGGTGGCGACGATAAAAGCGGATGTGGGGGACGATCTAACCTACGCCAGTTCGGTCCTTGAGGACGCGGACTATGATTACAAGGTCTTGGCTGAGGATGATGAGGGGGACACGGCCGCGTCGGCCGTGGTGAGCCTAACGGTAGAATCGGCGCCCGAACCGCCGAGCAATTTTGCTGTAGCGGAGGCTGAGTAATGCGGGAAATAGTAGTAACACTAAGTGTGCCTGAGAAGGCGTTGCGGCGCGCGGCGGCCAAGTGCGAGGCACTGCGCCGGGAGCACAACGCGCGCGCGGGGGACACGAGCCCAGAGGCCAAGGCGCACCGGGCACGGCTCCTGCCGTTGCTGCGAGATGCGTCGCTGGAGCGGTCAGACCTCCGGCGGAAGGTCAACCCTCAGTTGGCGGCGGGCGAGGTCGAGCCTGAAGAGCCCCGATCAGTTGTGGTCGAGGCAGGGGTGCGTGCATTGTCGGATGTCGCGCTGAGAAGGGAAATCTGATGGCCGAGGACCTCACTGCTGGTACATACATCCACAAGTGGAATGAGTTCACCGTCACTGTGGACGAGATCGGTGTCGTGGACCTCTCGCGGCTCGTGGACGCCCGTGTGTGGATCGACAAGGGCGCGGCGCATTTTGGCAATTTTGTCCACCACTTCGCTTTCCGAGCGGATGGGAAGACGGGCAGGGGGACGGTGAGTGTATGGGGCCTGGCGAATGTCGTTGACGACACCAAGGGCTGGAGGGACAACAGCGATGAGGCGTTGTTCGCGCGGCTCTACTGGACGGCCAGCGCCTGGCGGATTTACTTCTGGGAGACGACTACCCCGACGCAGGACAATTACACCGGGCTGACTGAGGACACGTGGTATTATGCCATCGTGACGCGGGCGGGCACCAGCGCCACGATGGAGATCTACAGCGACGAGGCGCACACCGTCCTGGTGGACACCTTGGGCATTACCATCCCGGTGGATTCTTACCGGTACTTCTTCCCCGCCAACTCCGAGAATGATGGCGACGCGGCCATTGTAAGCGCGTCAATGAAGGACTACAGCCTCGACCCGGACAGCTACGACCTGCCGAACCGATACAACATCACGAACCTGGAGACCTCCTGAGTGGCGCTCGAGAACTTCAGCACCTGGTCCAGCCGGACGGACCCCAATAATCACATCGACGAGGAAAACGGGGGCCTGCGTCTCAACGTCAACGGTGTGGCCGAGAACGAGGACGCCTGGTACGGCGACGACAAGGGCGCCGGGACGATCGGCGACTTCACCTATAAGTTCAAGGCCATCATGGAGACCACGGGCAGCGGCGCGTTCGCCGTGCTGGTCGCCGTCTCCAACACGCTCGACGACATGCGCGACTGGCTCGTCAACGACCGCGAGGCCGTCGGCCTGCGGGCGCGCGAGACGTCGGTGTTCAACGTCACTCTCGAGGACTTCGAGGGTAACGAGAGCGACACGCTCGTCGGCTGCGCGCTGAACACCTGGTACTGGTTCACGCTCGACCGCAACGGCGCCACGGTGACGGGCTATGCTTACACCGATGAAGCGCGGACGGACCTGGTGGGCAGTGCGAGCGTGACCATTGACGCGGGGCGCACGTTCCGCTATGTCAATGTTGCGAACAGCGATAACAACGGCGACAACGATACCACCTATTTCCAGGTCGAGGACCTCGACCTCCAGGGGGGCGGCGTCATTGTCGAGGCCTCCGGCACCATCGCAGCGGTGAGTTCCCTCACTGCAGCTGCCAGCTACGCAACCTCTGTCACGCTTGACTTCTCCTGGACCGCCAGCGAATCTGCTGATGTTGACCACTACAATCTCTACCATTCGCGTAACGCTCCGATTGATCCCAATAATGATTCTCCTCTTGCACAACCCACCGGAGAATCCTATCAACTTGAGATCACCCCGAGCCAAGCCGGCACGCATACTTTCCTCCTTAGGGCTGTGGACACGGACGGGAATGAGGAGGCGAACATTCTGCAGATGCTGAAGGTTTTTGTAGGTTGCGATGGTGTCCTCATTACCGCCCTTCCTGTGGAGCCCCGCATTGTCCGTGCAGAAGCTGTGGCCGATGGGAAGGTGAAGGTAAGCTTTTACTACGATCCTACTCAGGAAAGTGGCGGAGGCGGTGCGGCGTATGAGGGGCGGGTGTATTGGGATGACGGAACGGGGACAGTGGACTGGAGCGCACCGAAGGCTACCGCTTCTATGAGTAGCCCCACAAGGGCGAACTGGTGGACGTGGACGAGCGAGGCACTTGTAGACGAGCAGGCATACCTGTTCGGCGTAAGGATTGCCACTGCGGCCTCGCCGGATGGTTACGAGACGGATAATGAGGACACCTACAATGCCACGCCAGATGCGAATGTCCCGGACGCTCCCGTGCTGGCTGGCGAGTTGATCTAAGGAGGTTGGGGATGATGAGACACACAAGGTTGGTAGAGAGCATTCTATTGCCGCTACTCGTGATGTCAATGATGGGTTGCGGTTCGCTGTTCAGCTTCAGCAAGAAAGCGCCGCCGCCGAGTCCGGCACCGCTGCGCCAGGATCCGTCAATCGCTGAGATGCAGGCGGCGCTCCTGCAGTGGTCCGAGGAGGAAGCTCGCAGGACTTATTATGAGGGGGCGGAATCGGGTAACCCACAAGTGGATCAGATGGTGAATGCGATAAGCGCGGCTCGTGCTCCGTTGGGTGAGCCTGCCGAAGTCGTCCCCATGCCCGTGGCCAGGGATGTTCGGTCGAAGGAGGTGGATCGACTGGTCAAGATCATGCACAGCACCATTGGCAGGGAGCGGGAAAGGGCTGAGGAGTGGTGGGAGGAATATGAGAGTCACCGAAGCACGCCCGTCGAGACGGGGTGGAAAATCTCGTCGGGCATCCTACGCACAGCATTCTTCCTACTCGTCGCGGGGTTGGTGGTAGTGGTTGTAATGGGGGCGGGTGGATCGTCGGTGCTTGCGTTCCTCTGGCGTCGAGCTCGGCGGGGCTTCCAGGAAATGGTGGGCCTGATTGACGAGTTGAAGAAGGACGACCCGGCCACTGCTGAGAAGCTCAAGGATCACCTTGGCGGACGAATGTCCAAGGAGACGGAAAAGATGGTGAAGGGCCTCAGGGAATAATCTGCTGTGTCAGCCCCCGACTTTACCCAGCTCTATCACCTTCCCCGTGCGCAGTTCGGGGATATGGGTGACCATGAGGATCTGGACGCCCTTCTCTTTGCTGAGCGTCTCCAGGAGCTTTCGGATACGGTCCCGATATTCAGCCGAGACAAACTTGAAAGGTTCGTCCAGCACCAGCAGCCTGCGCACAGGCGGGCGTGTGCGAAGCAGGCACGAGAGGCGCAAAGCAAACGCTGCCACGTCCACTACCCCTCCGCCGGCAGCATACATGGGATCCACTTCGATCCCGTCGCGCTCGAAGATCAGTCGTGCCTCGGTCCGTCCGCGCTTTTGCTCGAATACAATCCGGAAGGTGTATGGGTCCTCGAATACAGCAGCCAGGCTATGTGAGACCATGCGTGCTACCTGCTCGTGGACCTGTTGCTGCACCTTTTGAGCAACGTCTTGCGCGAGCTCCTGCGCCGTCCTGATGTTGTCGAGCCTACCCTCGAGGGTGGAGATGGCCGTGCGTTCGCTTTGACGCTGCTTGCGGACGAGCGCAAGTTTCTCCTTCTGTCGCTCAATGACTCGAGCTATGGCGTCAAGTTCCATCGGCCTCGATCTCCTGTATCACGTTGCCCCACTTCAACTCGAAGGCTTTGAATGCCTTTTCGAACTGTGCCTTGGCCCTGACCTCGTCTTTGCTGAGCTTGTCCAGTAGCACCTCGGCCTCTTTCAGTGTGGCACATCCGAACTCGTCCTGTAGACGCTGGGTCTGGCTGTCGAGGCGTCCCTGTGCCTGGTCCACCTGACGTTGGAGGCGCCCGACCATCGTCTTGAGCTCCATCACATCTTCCAGGTCAGCCACGTTTCTTTCTCTCCTGTTCAATCGCTTCCAGGATTACCTTGCGCACGCCCGGGCGGGAGGTTTCCTCGGCCGCACGCTGTAGCCATTGCACAAAATCCACGGCTGTTTCGGCCGTCTCGTCTACTTCCGCAAGCAAAGCCTCGAAACCCCCTTCCTGCGGGACAAAGGCGTTCTTTGTCCCCTCCCCAATGACTTCCTTGCTCGTGTCGAGGAATACGGTCTCGATGCTCTTGTCTCCTCGCAGTAGGCCTACACGAGGGCGGTAGTTGATCTCGTCCGAACATCGCCGCATGAAAGACCCGCAGTTGAAGACAGGAGTTCCTCCGCAACGTGCCTTGAAGCCCTGATGATTGTCCCCGAACACTACGACATCATAGCTTTTTATTGTCTCGCGCAAGGCCCGAAGCCTTCCGGTCTGGGGCGCCCCCTTGTAACTCCTGCCTTTGATCCAGACGAAGGAATGGACAATCGCAACGTGGATAAATCCCTTCAGCTTCTCCTGCAGGGGCAGGAAGGGTTGCCCCCAGCTGAAGCCATGCAGAGCAAGCGTGTTATTGAGGAGGAATGGATGTGGATGTCTGTAGCGGCTTAGATCGACGAGGACCGGAGTGTGGGCGAGGGTGCGGTAGGCGGAGCGTTTGATCTCTTCCAGATCATGGAACGGTAAGTCGTGCTGCCCGGGAATAGCGTATGTGTCCCCGGGCAGGTTGTGGACCGCAAAGTTGATAAGGCCGGGGACACTACGCCAGTAGTCGAACACGTCACCCGCACACAGAATCGGCACTGTTCCTGGCCAGCTTTCCTGCTGCTGGATACGTGAGAGCTGACGTAGTGGGCGTGCCATTGCATGATACCAGTCCGGCTCACCAGCCCTGGCAATTGGAGGGCGATCGCTCAGGTGAAGGTCGGCACATAAAATCGCAATTACTGGAGGCTTTTCCCGCATAGTGGACACACCTTTCCCATCTTGGCTTCGAGTTTTGTCTGGGCTTGTTTTGCCTGCTCACGTAGATGAATGGTTCCTGCTGCCCGTTCTCTCATCTCGTGCATGAGGCGCCCCAATTCCCGCGTCCGTTTTCGACTCACGCCCCACCCTCTTGCCAGCTGTTCAAGCGGTGCGGTGTCAGGAAGAGGTTGCTGGGCGAGATGTGAGAGCGTCTGGAGCTCACTTGTGACCTCATTCAGGGCTTCAACCATGTTTCTGCAGTTTCTCCAACAGCTGCCCTGATCTCGTGTCACTGACGCGTCTTTCTGGAGCTGTCGTAGGGATTTCAGCCAGTGGCCTTGGGCATGAGACGTCTCAACAGCCGAGGCCAGCCCTGCCCGTAATAGAGCCGCTGACGATGCCTTGCGCTCAAACCGCTTTAGCCTCCGGAAATCGGCGTCGAGTTGCCGAACGTGACGGAGTTTGCGGCGCTCCTCGTCCAGTTTTGCCAGGCGTTCCTGGACTACGCTCTGTTCTGCCCGACATCGTGTGTGCTCGTTCTTCAGCCATGCCAGGATCCCGTCGATGGCGCCGAGGTCTACAATCTCATTCAGCCTTCGGGATACCTCGCCTGCCGATTCCGAGAACCAGAACGGAAGGTCGCGCTGGTCCTGGAAATTGACGTCGCCAAGCGCGAGGATATGCTGGACATCCTCGGGCACGTCGCTCCTGAAAGCTTCTAATGTTCGACCGTTGATTTCATATGCGTTTACGCTTGCGCTCCGACGACGAGCCATTATGTTCTTTTTGTCGTCCTCGACTTCGACCTTGACCTCCTCCTCGCCAGTCCGGAGGAAGGCCATGCCAGCCGGCCGGTTCGTCGTCAGCCATTTTAGCGCCCGGATAACTGAAGACTTCCCTACATCCGTGGGGCCGAGGAGAACGGTGATTGTAGGGGAGAGTTCGAGGGTGAGGCTCCCGTGCACTTGGAAGTTCTTCAGGCTTATTCGCTGCAGCGGCACGATCTTCCCCTAATCAAAAGGCCACCTCGACCAGGTCCAGGACAGCCTTCGGCGTGACGTGTTCCAGAAAGGTCTCGAACAACATAGCACAGCAGGCCATGGAAGTGCCGTCCTTCAGGAGCAACCGCATACGGAATACCTTTGCAAGGCCCCGCAGGCTGAACAGGACGAACAGTGGATGGGGAAGGAAAAGTAGCGGCGCTCTCCTGTCCCTCCTCCATATCAGCATCCAGAACTGCGTGCCCGCAGCTACGTGATCCACAAGGAGTTTCTCGATCCAGGCGTCCCATTGCTGCTGGGCTGCGTGATCCTTGGCGTCAAGCATATCCATAATAGAAGTCCTGTTGTATCCTCGCTTGAGTTCGATGGTGCAGAGGTCAATGAGGGGCTGGCCGATGGGGTCGCTTGCCTGGACGTCACCATACTGGCCGAAGGTTTCCTTGCCAGCTTTCATCCTGGATTTTGCTCGACCCCCGCTCGTGTCTGTGCGCCAGAATACATCGTCTCGTTCCTGGCCAGTCCACCAGAGGCTTAGGGTTTTGCAGACCTCTCGCTCAAACGGGGTTCCTTTGTTCGCCATGCAGTTCTCCTCCGATTATCCATTCCAAAGTCCATGCCGTTCCAGCTCTGCGAAGCACTGCGTAAGGAGCATGTTGCCTGTCGCGCGGGCCTCCCTACCCTTCTTGATGGCGTGGGTTATTGCGGCGCATGGCCGCATGGGTGGCGATCGACTCTGTCATGCCCGGCGCCCATGCCGTGAGATACAATCCTCCGTTGGGCCTTACCCACATGAGCACGCTCGGCCGAAGACCATTCTGCCCCTCGTGTTGCCAGCCGTCGAGAACCCAAAGCGCGCCATTCACCTCAGCGAATGACAGGAATTCCGGGGAGCGGTGATTGCCAGCGTGATCCTGATACAGAACAGGACTACAGCCACCCGTATTCACCGGCACTCTTGCCCACATCGCGAAGCTCAACGCGGACGGCGGGGCGGGGGGATGGCACACGGAGCACTCCTTGCCCTCGGGCACGAACGCGCCGCAGTCACACTTCCACATAATCTCGGCGTTGGGAAGCGCATCAATGTCGGGCCAGGCGGCTGCCGTCTCCCATACCCCCCATTCGAGGCGAAACTCCAACCGCCTGTCGAGCATCCGGTAAAGCCCATCACACATCACCCGAACGATCTTGCCCTTGGAGAGCGCCGCCAGACATTCTTGCTGCGTCATCCTGTGCTCCTCTCTGGGAAAGTGTATCCGTCTCAGTCAGTGCCTCGTGCGCCCGCGTCACCCCAGAGCGGGCGCTGTCCGGCGCGGACGGCCTCGGGGACGACCACTGGCAGGAACTGCTCAATTTTCGCCAGGGTTGCCGGGCGCGGCGTTGATTTCCCCGTCTCCCACATTGCAAGCAAGTCCAGGCTCACGCCGACCCTGCGAGCCGCCTCGGCCTGCGACATGCCGTTGGCGACACGCATCGCATACAATCGCCCTCCAATATCAGTCACCATGTCAAGCCTCCGAAGGGAGTCTCGCCTACTTGCCGGAGCCAATCTCCGGCGGCTTTTGATTGTCGGCGCAAGCGCTTTCCCATAATCCGGTTTGTCCGGCGCCAGCAGCCCGCACTCGCAGATGGTGTCGTCATTCAGCATCGTCGTCTCCTTTCAGCGCATTGTAGTGGACTGTGTCTATTACAAAACTCTCTTCTAATATACTCTTACCACACCTATCTACTACCTGTTCCTTGAATGCCTCCAACATATTCAGATCAGGATCAGTGAAGGTCACATAGAACGGATTGTGACCATATCTGGTAGAGTCCACATAGTCAGCGACTATATCCATATTCCTCCAGAAAAGATTATTCGGAAACGGTGTGCGTGTTCTATCCTCGTAATTCTCAGGAGTCACTCCTTTGACATTGATAGCAATTAGGCACTTTGATAGATCTAAATTCTCAAAGACCTCTGGTGAATATGGCTTCTCGACCATAAGGAGGTCACTGTGGAATAGCTCAGTCTGCTTATCTATCATCTCTACTATCTCCCACCATTTCTCCAGATATAGACCGGGAGCACCACCCATTAGATGGAATATCTTAAGACCCGTAGATCTGAATAGATGAATCAAATCTAGACTAGAGAATAAGACCGGATCACCCCATATACCTCTTGGAGTCACATAGCAATACGGACAATCAAGTACACACCCGTATGCCTGGACTACAAAATGAGAACTTCCATCTCTATTCAGTCTCTTTGTACATATCTCCGCAAAGAGATCACGTTGATCTCGATGACGAGTCACTACACATCTACGGAAGAGACCACCAGAAATCAGATCCTCATCTCTGATGTCTCTATGTTGTCGCTTACAGATCGGAACAATTGGCCATTCATACGTACCCATTAGTCGATACCTCTATCTAAAGAATTACTCTTCAGCCCCGCGACTACCGTCCTCCTCCGCCCACCGAAAGTAGCCGTCCTTATGTATATGAGCAGTGCGCCGGGCGTTCATAGTCTCTCGGCACACCTGGCGTGTCGAATCCTTGGCACACCATTCGACGGCTTCCGCCCATGTCATTCCCTTATTCATTCTTCTGTTTCCTTTTCCTCTGGTAGGATGCCCGGGCCGGCGGCGTGTTCAATCGCACCGCGGAAGGAGTGCTGGTCCTCCGAGGTCGGCCGGCCCGGGCGTTTATTTCGTCTCCTTGTTCTGATCGTCCTCGGGGCCTCGAGGCCCCCTTCCAAAATCCTCTCCCATTGTTCATGTCGCTTGCCTTCCAAGTAGGTTTGGAAGCCGTAATCCTCGCAGAACTTGAAGAAGGCATCTGGATTGTAGTGGGGCACCCGCAGCTCTACAGGTCGTGTCTTTGCATGAGGTAGGACAACGAGTTCTCGGTTACGCTCAATGACTGCTTGTCCTGCCTTGGACTGAATCAACTGGTAGGTCTTGTGATGCTCAGGCAGGTTACCGATAAGGAAGCGGATGGCCGTTCGTTCGCCAACGCCCCGCACACCGGGCACCCCGTCGCTCTGACACCCTGCTATTGCCTTCACCTCCCCCCACCATGGAGGGTCGATTCCCTTGTCCGCTTCAAAGCTCTTTGACGTCACCCATACGCCTCTACACGGATCGTGCCAGGCTGCGCGGGATGATACGGCCTGCAGCAAGTCTTTATCAGCCGTGACGAGCACAGCGCGTCCTGGAGCACAGGTTTTGGCGGCGGATGCCATCAAGTCGTCGCTTTCCAGGCCGGTCTGGCGATAGGTCTCGAACCCGATCCTGGGAAAGACATCTTTGACGAGGATTCTCATCTGCTCCCGCATAACCTCCAGGTCTGCCAACTCGTCCGCTGAGAGCTTATGTCGCCGCGCTTTGTAGGCAGGATAATGGAGGCGTCGAATGCTCTTCCGAGAATCGAGGAGCATGGCAAGTTGACTCGAGCGGATCCTTGGGTCCATGCAGAGCGTGCGGAGCTGCTCGCATATCCCGTAAATCATCCCGATGGGCTTCTCTTCCCACGCCAGATTCTTGAGGGCGAACCGTGCCCGGTGAGCCATCCAGGAGAAGTCACAAAGGATCCACGGTTGTCGGGTGGGATTACTCATACTTGGGCCTACGGTTCTGTTCAGCGCACGCTTTCTCGATCTTCTTCCAGCATCGTCCAACGATTCGCCGCACGAGACGTCCTCGCCGTAGCTTCTCAATGTGGCGAATCAGGGCGGCTCGGGTGAGCGATATTTTGAACTCCCGTGCTACGATCTTCTGCCCCGACTTCTTCCACCACTTCTCATCCACCAGATAATCCACGCACGAGCCCAGGTCGTCGATGCCGTAGGAAGGATGGATGGGAATGACGACCGTGGGCGTCTTTCCAGTCACGCGGTTTTTACGGACCCTTATCGCAACGTCCACCCCAACAGTTCGATCTTTGCCCATTACGCCGCGTTTGATATGGCGTTTGATGCTTGCCCATATCTCGAGCGTGGCATAGAATCGTAGCGCGTGTCCTCCCGACCGTGTCTTCTTCTCCCACCCGAAGCCAAGGCTGTCCCGGGTTTGGGCAACGATAACCAGAATGCTGCCCGTCTTTCGCAGCCCACCCAGAACCTTGCGGAGGCGCTGGGAGTTTTCCTTTGCTTTGCCATCCCCATATGATCCTGCTGCATCCTCGCTCTTCCGGAAGGCCTTCTTCTGTTGGGTGAACTTCGCCTCGCTTGCCTCGCTTGTAAGTGCGTCCATCGAATCCAGAACATAAACGAATGGCCTCCCGTCCTGGAGCGCGTCGTCTACGTGGTAGTAGAACTCCTCGACCGTCTCGCTATAGTGGGGCAGGTCGGCCTTTACCGCGGGCGGTTCGATACGTTCCGCCAGCGCTATGTTGAATAGTGCCGGGATGTCGAGCAGGCAGCCATCCTCGACATTATCGTAGATCAACCGGTAATCTGCGAAGGCCGGATTGATGGTGGCCTCAGCCAGGCAAGTCATGCAGATAAATGTCTTGCCGCTTGCGCTGTCCCCCACAACGAAGTGATAGCGCCCTGCGAGGAAACCGCCTTCCGGGGTGTCCGTGCAGGCGAGATTCAAGAGCGTGCTACCTGTAGAGAGCATGAGGGGGGACCGGAGGGGGGCGGAACTTGTGCCCCCCTCCATATCTCCCTCGAGGACTCGGCGGAGGTGGTCGCGGTTCGAGGTCATCCGTTGCTCGCTTCCTCGAACGCCTTCTCACAGGCTTCCCAGACGGGACACTCTTCGCAGTCTTCGTAAGCGTCCACGTCCTCGCCGAACGTGTGCCCTGTGGGACACTTGCCTTTGCCCTTCTTCACCCCGGCCTTGGCCTTGGCCTTGGCCTTGGCCTCCGGCTTCGCCTTGGCCTCCGGCTTCGCCTTGGCCTCCGGCTT